TTGCGTCTCTGACAACGGGGATGGTCGCTGGGTATCTGCAGGAGTTCACAGGAGACAAATCGTGGGAGCTTATCGCGGTTGAAACCCAGGTGTCGCGCAAGTTGACGCTTGGATCACTGGAGAAAATTGGCAGCGAATACGAGACTATCCCATGGCACTATGGCGGGGCTGTAGACCTTCTCGTTAAACACAATGGAGAAGTCTGGCTGGTGGAACATAAAACGACAAGCCACACTGATTTGAACCAATACCTACGCAAATTGCATTGGGATCCTCAAATCAGGGGATACGCCTGGGCGTTGGCTAACCCTGACGGAATCGACGGGTGGAAGGAACCCGTTAAAGTCGCTGGGGTCATTTACAACGTGGCACGAAAGAAGCTCCCCAAAGAACCGCGCGTCCTGAAGTCAGGCGGACTAGAGCGCCGCGCCGACATGGACACAACGCGGGAAGCATATCTCCAAACAATACTCAAAGCCGGCCTCAACCCCGACGACTATGCTGACCAACTGGAGACGTTGCGCAATAAGCAGTTCTTTGCGCGGGCTGAGTATAGGTTTACAGAGGCAGAATTGGTTGACTTCCAGGCAGATGTTACAGCTTTTGCGGAGCGTGTTCGCGCGGCATCGCGCCAGGATTTCCACCCCAGGCAGGTTTCAATCTGCATGGGCTTTCCGGCGCAGCACTGTCCGTATAGCAACATTTGTATCGAGGACGGACCCATCGCAAGGCGGTCATTCACGACGATGGAAATCCGACATGCGGAGCTGACTGGAGAGTTGGCAGAGCCGTGGGTGCGCAGCCAGCGGTTGCAAAAGAAGGAAGACGAGATTAATGACCCATTCGCTGACTAACCGTCAGCGGCCGGGTGACCCGGCAGAGGAGGCAGCGTGTCCATCAAAGACCAGTGGGGTTCTGTAAAAAAAGCTGGTGACCTTGAGTCACTGGCCAAACTCAAGATGCTCGTCTATGGGCCTAGCGGATCTGGAAAAAGCCGGTTGGGTGCCCTATTCCGGCGCCCGCTCATCGGGCTGACTGAACATCAGGCTATCCCAACAATCCAAGAGGCGAACCCGGATGCGATGATCAAGCTAATCCGCAACGCCCAGGAACTCAAAGAGTTCCGCGACCTCATCAGGTCACCAGAATTGCCGGATCGCGTTGATGCCGTTGTCCTCGATTCACTTACGGACGCCCAGAGAATCATCCGGCAGGCGTACACAGACGCGCAGAAGTCTGGGCGGACCACGACGGACATGGATACCTGGGGCCTGATTATCGACGCAACCGCGCGTCTGGCCCGTGAGGTTAGGGATTTGCAGACCCATGTTCTCGTCATCACCCTGGACGAAGAGCGGGAGGACGGGGAGATTGTGACGCACCGCCCAAGCGTCAACGGAAAGAAATTGCCAAACGACCTCGCGCAGTATTTCAATCTGGTGGGCTACGTTCACAAGAGGGAGTACGAGCGTGGCCTGCGTTATGAGGTCATGTTTGCAGGCTCTGACAGGTATCTGGTCAAGGGTATGAGCGCCCTTAATCCAGTGGAAGCGCCAGAGCCGCAACACTGGATTGCGAAACGATTTGGCCACGAGGCTGACGACGACGTCCAACAACGGGTCGCGGAGTGGGAGCGTCAGGCCACCGCCCGCGATTCCAAAACCGAGGAGGAATGACGATGGATCCCAAACAGTATTCAGACAAGTTCAAAGAACAAGGCTCCGGGTTTGAGTTGCCTCCACCAGGCACGTACCACGTCGTCAACGTGGGGCTGAAGTTTGTAACGTTCGGCAGTGGAACGAAAGCACTGAGGATCACAAGCAAGATTCTCAAGTGCATCCATGGGGACGGAGAGTCTTTCGTTGGTAAGAAGTTCTCCCAGGAACTCTGGTGGAATCTCAACAAGGAAGCCAATCAAAATCGCCTGATGTTCATGGCGATTGCGTGCGGGCAGACAGAGGCGTTCAATGAGAACATGGCAGCCGATCTCATTAAGGCGCTCACTGGTAAGGCGTACCTAATCCAGTTGAGCCACAGAAAGGAAGAGTACGAAGGAAAAGAACGGGTCAATCTCAACGTGATCCGCGTTGATAGGCTGCCGGTTGACGTGCGCAAAACCTACGCGGACCAGCCCGATTGGAAGTCCACTGTCGGCGACCCCGCCAAACGGATGGGGGAGCCTGAGACAATCGGCAAGGGTGGCGGGAAGCCGAAGAAACAGGAATCAGCCGCAGACCCGTTCTCCGACGGGACAGAGTCAAACGACATCCCGTTTTGAGGAACAACGCTTGGGGTCAGCGCAAAAAGCTCCACAAGAGGTGACCAATGGAACGCGAAAAACCGTTTATGTCGTTTTTTGATGCCAAGACAATCCAAGACCGCTACGACGACGACACACAAGTCGCTCAATTGGTTGCGGAATACAAACGCGCACGGGCCTACGTCAGCGGGCTGGTTGCGCTGGTGCGTGTCCACCGGCCTACAGGATGCGGAGCATTGCTGGAATACGCTGCTAAATGCCCAGAAGGGCAGATGGAGGGTGACCGATGATTGACCATAAAGACCGATGGCGCTCCGACGCCATGGCGCACCTTGCCAAGGCCGACATGCCTGACCCCGTCAAGCGGGCATGGGCAAACATCCACGCGGAACGGATGGCAGCTAGAGAACCCGTCGTTCTCCTGCAATACCGACAGCACAAGACACGGTCCCGCAAACTGCATAGCGATGCACTTTATGCGGCCAGCCTTGCGCTGGTGGCCGGGATGGCCATCCCATTCCTGGCAATCCTCTGGCGCGTCCTGACGAGGAGTTGGTGATGCTATGTCGAGAGTTGAGGAATCTAATAGCGATGGTGACGGCTCTGAACCACCTGCGGGAGGGACTACTGATCGCAGCCATCGCCATGGCCGACGGTCCACGACTGCATGGCAAATCCGCACGTCGTGGAAAATCCTCGCACTCATCGCGTCTGCCCCGCGCACGGAGACGGAAATAGCAAAGGCTCTTGGGGCAACACGCAATCTGGTGTGGCGCCATGTCCAGGCTATGCGCGAGGCCGGCATGCCGCTGGAGGCAGTCCCTGATCCAGCGTGGAACGGCAAACGCCGAATCTGGCGCATCAGCGGGGTGGTCCCATGGCGCGTGGACTGACGGTCGGTGAATTGGTTGGCTATTGGGAGCAACTGGACGGTGGCCAGCGGCGCATCCTGATGACCATGGCCAGGATGTTGGCCAATAGGACCAAGGCTGCCAACCGCACAGGCAACGCTGGATTTGCAGACTGCGAACAGTGCGCTAGCGAGTCTGTGCTCTGCTATTACAAACACGGCGAGCGCTGGTGCAAGCGCTGCATAAGGGAGGCCCATGCGAGCCTGGACAATCCGAGACTTGGAAAAGTCTGCAACCGCTGAACGGCTGGAGATTAACAACAAAGCCCCACCGGCATATTCAGCATCCCTACAAAAACTGATCGACAAGGTCATCAGTCCTATCCAGCAGCACTATGGTATCGATGTCGTTGTCACATCCGGGTTCCGGTCAACCCAACTCAACCGCGCAGTCAAAGGCGCGAACGTCTCCCAGCACTGCCTAGGGGAAGCACTCGACCTAGAGGTGCCCGGCATCCCGAATGACCAGCTGGCCCAATGGGTATTCGACAGCATCCCAGAGACTGATCAGGTCATCCTAGAGTTTTTTGTCCCAGGGATTCCAGACTCTGGGTGGGTCCATGTCTCGATGACAGACCGTCATCCACCTAGGAGGATGCTCCTGCTCGCTGAGATGCAGGACAATGGACGGGTCAGGTACGTCCGTCTTAAATAACAGCCTTGAAGATTCCGACGAGGATTGGCCCCATCTTGCCAAGCGCAAGGCTCGCCACGATCTTCTCGACCTGCTCAATCGGTGGCGTGATTGGACCGAATGAGGCCACGCGAACAGGGGTTGAGTTCGCTGCGTGGATGAGCGGGAGTTTGGCGTAAAGCTCAAAAGTCACATCGACCTTTGAATCTGGTGTCCGGTCACCAAGGGTGACGCGCAGCTGCGCCCTGTCACCGGGCTTAAAGTCATCGGCCATGGAAGCCTCAACGCGCCTCTGCCAGGAGGAGTTCCAGGCGGTCTAGGCGCTCTGAGACGATATCAGACATGACCTCAGAGGCGCGATGACTCCTCATAAGTTTTTGCATCTTGAGTGCGCGCGTCACCTGCTCTTCAGTGACGTATCCGAGTTTGACAAGCATCTCTCCCAGTCTGGTATCGTGGTGGTTTTTCAGCTGCGCCTCAACGGCTTTGCGCAGCTGGTCCTCGCTGACCACGCCGAGCCTGAGCAGCATGCTTCCGATGTCGGAGACTGCCTTCATGCGGAGCGTGTTTCGTCCTGGGAAGCCGATCATTGTTTGTCCTTATCCTCAAGCGCGGGAAGTTCCTGGCGCTTGGTCGCCAGCCGCTCGATTGCGGCGAGGATGACGTTCTGTTTGTCGAGAAGGTCGAATACGCGCTTGTCCTTGGCGCGCAGTTCCCGCCACAGATGGATTACGGCAGCGCCAAAGATGACCGCCACTCCCCAACCACCACCGCGTTGGAGCGCGTCAACAAGCGTGTTGAACTGATCGGTCATGGCCTGCCCTTGAGGAAATCATACACGTCTTGTGGAGAAGTCTGGTCAGGCACCAGAGTCTCTGCCCCTGGGTATGCGCTCAACCGGAGGATTGCGGCAACCGCCTCAGAGCAAAACAGCGTGGCTTTTGAGTTGCCGGGATTGCGCGCACGGAACCCAAGCCGTCGCCACACCATGGTCCACGACATCCCGGCTAGGCCGGTGAAGTCATACCTGTGTCCAAGCCAGGAAAATAGAACCTTACCAGCAGGCCCAAGAAACCTGCCGGTGTTCACAATCTCTTTGACCAAGTTGTGCTTGCGGAAGACGTCCATCGGAATCATGCGGAAGCCAAACTCACTGGCTTCCAGCACAAAATCAACGTCAAGCTCGTCGTCATAGTAGGCCAACCAGCAATGACTCACCGATGACTTTGTGAAGAACCGAATCACTCGCGAGAGCCAGTGCTCAGTCGTTGAGAACCCCACCCGCAGCTGCATGGATGCCATGCTCATCTCACACCGTCGCCATTCTGGCTGTGGTCAGAAGCCATGCCAACCGTAACCCAGCGTGACCAGAGTTGTGAAGCGTGACTTTCAATTTCCAATGCGGCCATGTGAACTTTGGCTTGATTGCCGGAATAACAAGGTTGATTGAGTCGTCACCAAGCAACGGCATTTTGTTTACGAACCGTGCAAGCAATAGTTGCGCGGCAACAAGATTGATGGACCCCTGTCCAGGGACTGCAGCCGGCGTGATGGTCCCAGAACCTGTCCACGGGTCTGAGAAGTCCCATTGGCCGGAAGCCACGCCAGCATCACTCACCGCAGGCAGGGGAACCCCGTTGGCAAGGTTGACGTCAAATGCACCGTTGCCTGCTGCTGGGATGATCAACCCACTGACGACGTTGCAATTCCCTGTGCCAGAGCCGTTAGGCGTGACAGGAGTAGCAGGAGCGATGCACTCCATGTTTGCGTAATCACCTGCCTGACCTCCTTTCCAAAACACTGTTCCGCCAGCCATGTAAACGACATCGTTGAAACTCCATTCAACTGAAGCATCCTCTTCCTGCTCTGATTGAATCTGGAACTGGCTTCCCGCACCACGACCGTTGGAAACGTGGTCGCCTGCACCAGCGATGTAGAGCGTCAGCCCTTGCGGAAAGATGTTGGGTATTACGAACATCTTGCCATCGGCAGCCTTTGGCGTGTTGAGCGTAATCTGTGACTGCTTGGGGAGCGTCTGAACGAGGCACGTAACTTGTTGGCCTGATGACGCAGAGGCTGTGGCAAGCGCAAATGAACCACCCGCCACGGCTTTGCCTTCGCCATTGCATGTCAGTTGCGCACCAGCCGACAGAGCCTCACCTGCCACAACGACTGCAGCGCCTTCGTGCGTCACGCAGCACTGCCCGTCACCGTACCATGTATTAAGCACACCGATTTCCGCTCCTGGCACAACGGCAAGCCCAACCTGGCCATCTCCTGTAAAGCGGACAAACCGCCCGACCTTGCCAGCATCAAGGCTTCCGTCTGCTGCGTAATCTGCTGTAAAGCTCATTGGGCAAACTCCTGTTTGACGTTGAACCTGAGCAAGTTACCGGCAGCACTGCCAAGCGCGTTCTGGTTAGAAAGCGTCCTGTTCCACTCAAGGGACAACGTGTCGCCACGCTGTAGTGCAACACGGGTCGAGATGACTTGGATCATGGCCCGCTGGCCTATCACGTTCGCGTTTCCAAAGTTTGCAACAGGCAACAACTCGTCAACGCCAGATTGATACAGCACGACCCCAGTCGCGTTGGTATAGTTCGCGTTGTACGTCGCATTGCGCACAAGTCGGGCACAGGAATACTGTGTTGCGTTGCTACTACTGTTGACACATACGATTGCATTGACCTGATAAACGCCATCCTCACGACAGTAGAACCCATCACCGCGAGACGTTCCAATTGACTCACCCGTCAACGTAACGGTTGTTGGGTTGGATGGATTGGCACCAGATGAGAAATGGTTGTTACCGTAATCGAACCTACCAAGCGCATACGTTGACGGATAGCCAGGGCTTGTAGTCCGCACCGGATACCAACCGAGCGTTGCACCTGGGAGGGTGTACGGATTGATAGTGAACGTGGAAAGCTCGCGAGCAGTCCGGTACAACCCGGCATCGTCCACAAGGAACTGGACAAACGCTCCCGTCAATGACCCACGGATGACAACCCGCATGTAGCGCGCAAGGTCGCCTGTCGGCGGGCGTATCCCGTCGGCCCTGGACAGGAACCAAGTATTGGCAGCCGTCGTCACAGTGCCGAATCCTGGGAGATTCGTCCCAAGAGGCTCAAGCGTGTATGTCGACAACAACGTGGTCTTGTCTGATGCGTAGAACTCAACGTCAACCCGTGGATAGTACGAACTGACTGACGTCCTGGCCCACAGCATCTGGAATGAATACGGCGTATTGAAATCACCCTGGGTTGGCACAATGTCAGATGCCAATTGTCCTGTTACGGTCAGGAACCGAATGGCTTTATTGCCAGACAGCATTGAGGTTGTTTCGACGTCAATGTCTGTCTTCCACGTACCTGCCCGCATAGACCACGCATCAGGTGGCCACTGGAGTCCGTTTGAGAACGCCTGAAAATTACCGTTCCGCAAGTTCACGAACTTTCCACCAGACAGGTACGCGGTGCGGTCGAGCACGTTCCGCATCACGGTGAGCAGCGTCCCCTGCGTCAAATCCCCCAGGGCATCCACCGGGCTGATGACCCCAGGCACGCGATCCCCACGGGCCTCCAGGCGCAGCCAGCGCTTGAACCCGACGGACGGCTTGCCACGCAACTGTACCGTGGTGGTGGCCTGCTCAGAGTAACTGTGGGTGATGGACCTGACAGCTAGGCGTTGGGCGACTGTGAACAGTCGTTCGTTGGGGAGGAATAGAACAGCATCGTTGAGTTCGAGTTCTGGCATGAGCGGGAGGCGAACCGACTTGTCAAGTTGGGCTTCCTCAAGATCGCGTAGCGAACCATAGGACATATCGAATGCTTCACCGATTGTATCAATTTGAGACGATGACCCCTCTGCCACTTCCATGAACAGACGACGACCGTAGGCAGCAATCGACGTGTCACTCTGCACCTCGATGAAGGCAGTATTGCGCGCCCCTTCTCCATCCACGTTGTTGAATCCCTGACGGGCAGTATATCCAACCGGAAGTGGAGGAATGGCAGGCAGTGACGTCTCTGACGACGGGTAAAGCACCCTGACGACGTTCCTGACGCCAAGGATATTGCGAGACAGTTGTTCAATTGCGAGCAGGTCGTTAGGAGCGACCACCGCATCCGCACTCAGCTTTGCACGGTCTGGTTCAAAGAACGTAAGGCGCCACTGCTTCTGTGCCGGGTTCTGGTCCCAGCGATACCGGCATTCCCAGCCGATCTGTCCTGCTAGCGTGCGCAATGACCCAAGGACGTTCTCCCTACGCTGCTTCCAGCGGCGCACAACCCACGACGGGGATACTGGGGTGTAGAGCGTGATCGGGGCATATGAACCTGTGCGGGCAACCAGGCCACCGACGGAGTTGTTCCCCGCGTTGTTGTCGTTGTCATTGAGGATCCACTGCATCTCGCCTTCGACGGCAACGGGAGGTTCATCCCCGTAGGTGACAGTTTCCTCAATAAACGTGTCGATGAGGATTCCGCCAAGGTCGCGGCAATCAAGAGAAACCCCGTCGCTACCGTCATTCACCGTGTCGATGGTTCCCCGGAACACGCTCTGCAGGTCTTGGTCAACCGCCTGGATGCCGAGCGGCACACGCGCTGCGGTTACCTCGATGACCCTGCCGGCCTCAATAAGCGGGGCATAGCTTGTCACCACGTTGGGATCAGTGAGGTTGGCCTTCGTATCCGTCTTGAGTGATGCGAGAGATAGGTTCTCAACTTCCCTGGCTAGGGATACCCTGGCCGTAACGCACGGCTGGTCGATCTCGTCCGTCACGTCAACCGAATCAACAAAGTCAACTCCACCAACGTCTGTCAGGTCTACTGGGTTTCCATTCACGTCATTGACGTAAGCCCGCATGTCAATGTGCGTGGCGAAGTCCTGCAGGAGGAACCTGCGGGTATCTTGGCGGATTGAATCTTCCGTCAGTGCTTCCGCCCAGACATAGGCCCCTGCAATGTCGAGCGTGGACATGTTCGTCGGAAGGCCACCAGAAAACTCATGCCCAAAACGCCAGATTGCAGATGTCCCGTTGGTGGCGTTGGTGACACCTGTCTGGGTGGCAATTAACGCCCCGTTGATAAACAGGTCAAGCGTGCAAGTTCCTCCAGACACATCTCGCTTTCGCCATGTGATGTACGTCCAGGCGTAGAGCGGGAGTTGATACGTCGCAGGAGTGAACGAGACGTTAACGCCTGCCCCGGTTTCCCAGAACATAGTGACCCGCTGGTTGGCCTCAATGGCAAGCCACGCTAGGTAGTTTTGCGGGTCTGCAGGAGCATCGCCTACGTTGCCAATGCACCCGAAAATGGGTTGTTGCCCACCTGGGACTGCCATAAGCCTTACCAGAGCACCAATGGTCCACTGTCCGAGTAGCGCAGCTGTGCTCTCTGGGTCGGGGATTGCCTCTGCCATCGCACTGGAAAGAGCGGTTCTAAACCGTCTGGACTGCCCGGTCGGTCCAGGGATGTTTGGCGTTACGCCTGCTCCGATTTGATTGAGCGTCTGACCGCGCGCACGGTCGGTTGACGTCGTCCCATTGTCGGAGAACGTCCAGTTCCGCAGCGACGACGGACGGCAAAGCGGATGCGCCGCACGGAGGTTGTCAGCAAGCCTCATCGCCAGACCCCACGCTTTCCCTGTGCGTAGATTGCACCAATCTGATTAGGACGCAGCGCATATGGCCAGATTGCCACGGACCCAATTTCCCCAACCCATCGATTGGCGCCAGCACCGTCGTTGCCAAGGTATGACGTCTCGCCTTCTGCTGAGAACACTGTTGAGGCGAACGCAACGCCAAGCGAGGCAACCGTCCCGTCCTTGATGACCGACAACGTGTCTGTTTCAAGATTAACAATGCATCCAATCAATGACCATTGAGTTGTGCTGCTCACAGCCACGGCAGACGTGAATGTCTGCAGGGCGTCAAGACTGCTTCCCCTTGCGCTGACTGCGAGGACATTCGCAGCAGTAACGGTTAACAATAGCTTGGTGTTTGGGCCTGGATACCGGAGATGGCAGAGCGTGTGGACAGCCCCTGTGGCTCCGCGCCGCACCCAGGCAAGCAAGGTGATGGCTTTGAGTTCCGCGAGATTAGCCACCAGCGACGACGTGAGCGCTACGTTGTCTGGTGCAGCAATAGTTCCCCACGCCTGCTGCCCTGGGATTCCAACCGGACCAAGAGAATAGATGCCTCCCGTGCGCACACCAGAGTGATTGCCCTTGACGGCTCGCACAGTTCCCGCTGCATCCAAGGATGACTCAAGTAGCCATTGCCAATATGGAGCGGGGGACAGTGCGTCTGGCGCAAACTGCTCGTCAATCGACGCCGTGACCATCCGAGCATTGTTCACCCACGTCGTTCCACCGTGCTGCTGGTAGTCCTGGGACGCAGCCTCTGGGCAGACAGCGACTTGCCGGTAATTAGTGGACCCGCCAAATGCCATCAATCCTGGGTGGCCACTCGCAAAGACCTGCACGCCAGGAGGTCTGAGGCCGGAAAGACCGCACTGGTAGTGTTCAACAATTTCGTCCGCATCCAGCACCGTCCCGTGAAGCCTGACCTCGTCGATGGCTCCAGGCCAGCGTGTGGCCAACGCCACACCATTGCCAACGATCAGGGACACCGCCGCATCACTTACCGGGGCACTGCCTGGACGGGTCACTCTGGATGTTGTGTCGTCTTTTCCGTTGAGCCAAACAGAACAGGAACCAGACACCTGTTCCCAGGTACACACGACGTGGACCCAGGTTGAAAGAGGGAGCGGAGTTGCGCCTACTGCTGTGGCAAGCCCTGCTGCAGTCTCTACGGAGAACGTGAGCGCACCGTTCGCATCAACGTCAACCTGCCATCCTGCCCCAGCATTGCGGTGGGAGATGACCGCGCGGCTAACAGCCGTGGCATCCCGACGAACCCAGAAGTCAACGCTAAACGCAGTCTTCCCAACAATCGCATGCTCTCCATTGCCGGCAAGAAACCTAACCCTGTCGCTAATTCCGACAAAGGATGCAGCCCGCGAGACTATCCCTCGCACATAGGTGACTGTGGCATCAGAGGCTGCGTTGTGGCGCCGGGAATCAACTGGCGTGTCTTCTAGGCGTAGCTCAAAGTTAAGCCACCGCCCGCTCTGCCACCGCCCAATGACAGCAGCAAACGCATCAGAAATAGCATGCGGAATCACCAACAGGTTGTCATAGTTCCCTGCTGTGAACGCCACGGCTCCGTTGCTGACGGTCAATTCTGTGGTCGGCGTCGAATCATTGCGTACACCGTTAAACCATTTGGCCCCATCCGACCTGACAACGACGTGCGTCTCTGCCCTGGTGCCAACCCCAACACGCCACCAAGCCACGGTCCAGGCAGCAGGAAGCCGGCAGTCAAAGACAACGGATGTGGCTACGTTGAGGTATGCCCACCCCAATCCACCGTCAGCGGAAAGCCTTTGGACGATGCTCCACGAGCCACCGTCCTCTGGACCAATACCAGAATCAGAGAACGCATCTGTGGCGAATCCCCACTTGTGACACCTGCGTTCAAGCAGCGCCTCTAGTGTGTCTGCATCTGCTGCAGATAGGTAGCCAACGTCATGCTGCCAACGTCGCACCAGCTGGCGCCTGGACTTGTCTGGCCTTCCCGTCCAACTGACCCCAGGCGCACCGTGGGATGTGTACGCAGCCCGCGCAGATTCGTTGAGCACCGGCAGCTTCCATCCATCAAGACGCAGGAACGCCATGGCTCAGCCTCACGTTTGTGGAAGGATGCCGTACTTCTTGGCCAGATAGTCAGCAATAGCAGTGAACGACCCAAACGATTGGTCTGCCCATGCAATGAACTCGACAACGTATCCGTTAAGCGGATTTGCACCTGTGTACTGTGCGCCAAGGGTTATGCCTGCAACGCTGTTCAGTCCGCCAGGGCTGACGGTCGCATCAACCCCGTTGAGTCTCCACGGGCTACCAGCGGCCTGGTACGTCGCAACGGATGCGTTCCACATCCCAGCAGAAACAGTGACGGATGGATGGGCCTGGAAAACACCCTGGTAAAGCTCATGGACGTTGCCCACGGTGAACTGGTCAAGCCCGAGTCTGCCACCAGCTGTGACACCGTCGTTCACCCAGCGGTATGCGCCGGTAGCCTCATGCCGGAACACCACTGCTACTGTGATTGGCGTTGCGATGACGGCTCCAACTCCCGTCTGGATGTAGTCGTCAACACCGTCAAACCTCACAGCTCCGCTGGATTGCAACAACCCAACTTCACCGATCCGGCGGAAGATAGGCCGGTTGCCAGCCGCTGGTGCGTTTGCGTTCTGGGCGCGGGAACCACGATCAACCCAGGTCTGAACCTGCGTCCCGTCTGCCAATGTCGTATTGAGAGAACCCTCTACGTTCTGCCCGTCAAACCAGAATGCTGGGTTGCCAGGAGGAGCGGGAGTTGAATACTCAACCGCGAACTGACTGAACCCAAACGCAGGCTCCTCCTCTGTAAACGTCGCTGAGATAACTTTGGCGTTGGACACCCATCCAAACCCTTGCAGGAGGTTTGGCTTCTGGATGAACCGAACGTCCGTGATTTCTCCAACGCACCACGCATCACCACCTGGGAGCATGTCCCCCGTCAGGTGAACGGTCGGGCACGGGCCAAACTTTGGCGCACCAATAGCTGTCCAGGCTGCAAGCAAGGCATCGGGCGCGGCATAGGGGAGCACAACGAGGTCGTCCAGAATCCCCGGCCCTGCGGTGGACGTACCCAGCGAAACAATCCCAGCTGCCACGGAAACCTGAAACGACGAGCTAGCGGCTTCTCCGATGGTGTCGTCACGCACTCCGTCTGCGTACCCAACCCCACTGCTCACCTTGGCGTAGCCATGCCACGCCATACCAGACCAAGAACGCCATAGGACGGTCCACTGTGCTCCCAGTTGGGCGTCGTACCGGATGGCCAGCGGCTCTGACACAGACTGGATGCGCGCGACACCACGCCCTGCATAGCCCCAGGATTGCGGGTGAAGCTGCACAGACGATCCAACCCCTGGAAGCGGCATCAACCCAGTGGACGCCTGCAGTCCGTCACGAAGATCAAAGAAGTGCCCTTGCCCCTGGATGGCTGCAATCACCGCGTCAGCAATGGCCGGATCAAGCACCACAAGCTCGACGTCCCATTGCCGGCGCATTCCCCTACGCTGGTCGCGGATGGCCCGACGGAAAGCGCGGTCCCGCCTTCCCACCCGCGCAATCCTCCGTCTTGGTGATGCGTTGGCAACGGGAAGTTGGAACCCATTGAGGCTCAAGAATGGCATAGGTCACCGTCGCCAAGGCGCGCCTTGGGAGTCCTTGGTTTGGGTGGTTCCGGTCGTCTGCATGACCTGAGTCTCTGCTGCCTCTGCAATCTCCTGGGCAAGAGATGCGGGGTCGTCGGTCACCACCTGCAGTTGGTCGATAAAGAAGTTTGACCCGCCCGTGCGATTTGCGTCTGGCCCGAGAACCCCGGAGTTGTAGTCCTCTGCCGCGATGGCGCGGAACCGAGCAGCGACGACCTTGAACCCTTGCGGAATGTTGGTCAGTTCCTCTGCCGCATCCCGTTCCATGGCCAGAATGCGGGCGCGCTGGGCAGCCTCGTCATAGGTCAGATTGGTCAGGTCGGAGAGCGCGTCCTGCATCCCATCAATATTGGGGCTAAGGCTGGCTGCAATGTTCTCCATTGACGACGCTGCAACATTGGACTGATGCGCCGCACGCATAAGCCCGTCGTAAACTCTGTTGAGTGCGTCGATATGCAACTCTGTGTTGATTCGGTCGATCACTGCACCGATGCCCTCAAGCAGCGCAGCAACGACCCTGGGAATCTGGGCAAGAGCATAAACCCCGGCAAGGACTGCACTCACGAAATACCCAATTCCAAGGATGGCGTACCCGATACCAATCGCGATGTTCTTGAGCACGGTGAACATCACACGGGCAACTGCCTCAGTGCTCGCAAACGCAGAAGCCAGAGGGATAACGACTGACACAAGCGCATCAAACAACCCAACCAGCGGGAGCAGCCCGGAGAAGAATGGCTCAAGGGCTTTCACCACCCTGCCGATGCTTGCCTCAAACGCAGCGCGGAATTGCTTGAATGATTCTGTGTCAAGCGCAAGGCGGAATAGACCAGCCATCAGCGCAAACGTGGCAGTGAACCCAACAAAGGCCAGAGCCAGTGTGGCCAACCCTGCACCTGCAGCAACGATGGCCGGGAGCAGGAGTGACGCCACCGCAATGGTGAGTGGCACAAACGCCGCTGAAACGAGGACGCCAACCGCGCTGATGGTGATGCCGATTGCCCCGACCAAAAGCACTAGGGCCACCGCCGTACCCACTCCCAGCGTGGCCATGGCAGCTGCCACGTATCCAGCGACCACGGATACCGCCACCATACCAGCAGCCAGCGTTGCCATGGCCAACCCTAGAGCAAGCGTTACCGGGAGAAGCACTGTGCTCATCAGTCCCGCGACGACTGCCAACGCAGGCCCAAGGACCGTAGCCACGGAAGCCAGGAGGCCAAACACAGCCACGGTTGGGTTGACTGCTTTTTGGATGGCGTCTCCAAGAGCGCTTGACGGTATGATCGCAGCAAGCCCTTGGGCAGCCTGGGAAATGACCTGTGGAATTGCAGCCAGGGCAGAGATGATGGTTTGGAACACCTGCTTGATTCCGTCCATGACCATCGGACCAATGTTGGATGCCACTTGCCCAAAGATGGCTCCGATAGGGCCGGCAAGCGCTCCTGCGTTGCCACCAATCCCAACTGCCTTGGTGATCATGTCCCCGATGCCACCGAGATTCGCCGCACCCAGGATGCGCCCGAATGCCTGGCCCAAGAAGCCAAGGTCAAGCCGGCCACCCTGGAGCATGTCCCGCAATCCGTCAGAGATAGTGGCGACCAGGGCCTTGCGGTCTGATGCCGGAATGTCCAACTCCATGGCAGACAGGCTTGCGCCAAGCCCTTCCGACACACGGACGCTGAGAAGGTCGGATAGGTCTTTAGGCTCAAACGAGAGCTTTGACTCTACGTCCTTCCAGGCAACTCCGGCCTTGAGCGCTTCCTCTTGGGCATAGGTGATAGCCTCGCCAAACTCCCGCAGTGAGGATGATGCATTCAACTCATTGGCAATCCGCAAAGCCCCTGCCTGCTGGGCTACCCGCTCTGACGCAACCACAGGTTGACCTGCAGCTGCTGCTGCTGCGCCTACGTCTGAAATCTGCTTGCTGATGGACTGACCAAGCTCAACGTACTTTGCCGCAATGTCACCACCAGCAATCCTGGCCTGTGCGACGGCAATGTCACCAGCAAGGCTTGCCATGAGCGATTCCCACCGCTCCATGGCCTGGGCAAGAGACTTGGAGTCACCACCTGCTTTTGCCGCTGCATCTTGTACGGCTGGCCGCTGGCTTACCTTGCCGGTGAACTTCTGGAATAGGTCTTCACCGAGTAGACCTTTGACCTTGTCACCAATGATCGTGAACCCTCGTTCAAGGAAATCGAACGTGGTTTTTGCCCCACCCTTGATGGAGTCCCACGTCCCAGCTGCGGTGGTGCTCACGTCCCCAATGAGAGCCTTGGCCTGCTCACGCAATTGGGCGTCTGACTTGGGAGCCTCAAGTTCTACGGTTGCCCCTGTGAACAAGGCTTTAGCCTGCCCGGCAAGCCACTTGAGGTTGTCATAGATGCGCATCGTCTTGACGACGATGTCCGTAGCCAGGTCAACAAAGAATGTCTTGATGGAATCAAAGGCCGACTTGGTAACTTGGACAATGCCTCCCCAGTTTTCCTCCCAGGCAACTGCAATAGTCGCGGCTATCGAGGCCAACCCTGCAGCGATGACAGCAAACGCAATCAGTGGGCCAACCGCAGTCTTGACAGACGTAGCTGCCACAGAGAATGCATTAGAGAACGCACCACCAAGACCTGACACAGCATTAGTCAAGGCAACGACTGCCCCAAGCGAACCAGACACCATGATCCCGACTGCTGAGATGTTCCCAATGGCATCCTTCACTTTTGGGTTGAGTTCATCCCATGCCTGCCCGAACTTGCGGACGCCTTCAAACCCAGGCGCCAGGAGGCGGAATAGTGACTGGAATACCGGAACCAAGACCGAGCCGATTACCCTAGACGTGTTCTCACTGGCTGCGGAGAACTTGGAAAACACGCTCTCTGAGGATAGGCCGGCATCGCTCAAGTCCTGAGTGATGCGCTCGCCCTCCACCAGCACGGCATTCAAAAACGCTTGCTTCTTCTCTGCGTCAGACAACTGCGATGCCGTTTTGCCAAGAGACTCTGCATATTGCTCGTTGGCCTTATCGATATTGATCATCAACCCAAGGTTGTCGAGGATCATCTTCGACTGACGAGCCGTGCCTGTGATGATGCTGTCAAACAGGTAATCGAACGACTGGCCCGTTGTTGCAGCAGCTGCCTGTGCGATTTTTGCCAACTTGGGAACGTCGCCAAGCCCGATCCCCATCGTGCGCGCCAGGTTGGCCTTCTGGGTCAGGCGGGCATCGGAGAGCATCCCCTGCGTCTGCTGGCGAAACTCCTCCATAGACCCGCCAGCTGCAGAGAATGCCTTTGCCGCAAGGGACGCACTCTCCGCAGATTCGGCAAGCCCCATCGCAGCAGACGACGCCCACCCTGCCCCAAGGAGTGCGGCAACTTTGGTGGCCACACCACTGAGTGACGATAGGGATGTTTGGAATGCGGAACCGCTGGTTGCGGCATTTCCCAGCGCAACACGCGCACCATTCGCCGCACCCTGGAACGACTCAAGCCGTTTATTGACCGTGTCAATGACGGCGGAAAACTTCCCTGCTCCAGCTGCCTCGATGACGACTTGGACTTTCCCTGCCTCAAGGACCGCCATCGTCGTCTCCCAACATGCGCTTGATGCGCTCTATTCGCTGGCCTGTTTCTGTAGCGTCGAACTCACTGTTATCCCGTCGTTCCTGTGCTGCCCTGGCCTTCGCCTTTGCCTCGCCAAGCGTAGTAGCCGGCGCGGAGTCCTGCTTGCGGCGAGTACGTACACCCCTTGGCAGGAGCTTTTCCACCGTGAGCTTGGCCTTGCCTTTTGGAATCTGCGCGTTGAGGAGGTTCGCCTGCACCCAGGCAAGGGCCTCTAAGAACGCATCCCAGCGGATGGCATATCCCTCTGCGTAAAGCTCAAACTCTCGCAGGGTCATTCCCCAGACGTGGTCAGGCAACAACCCCATGGCTGCCCCTTGTCTGACCATGTCGTCGCGAGCGTGACCGAGCTTCAGCCGCTCGCTGAAACCAAAGGGCCGTCTGACTTGAACGCCTCATCCAGGGCAGCCACCATTTCCTGTGCCTGTTTTCCAGGCTTGCCCCTGGCGATGGCGTACAGAACCTGCTTCTGAAGGTCGCCAACGTCCCCTTCGTATTCGTCAAGCCAGGACAAAACCTTGGGAATGGACGCCTTGCGGTCAACCTTGGAAAGCCCAGCGTGAATGGCACAGGCCAAGAACTTGGTGACCCCACCCTGCTTTGCCAGGAACGCAAGCGGGTCCATTCCCAGGGCTTCCTCAAGCATCAGCATTTCTGCAGAGCGGAAACGCAATGTGCGAACCTGCCCGCCCAAGGTGATGTCCACTTCCCCACGGTCACTGTTTGCCATGATTGCCTCCGCGCAAAGGCTTCTAGCACATTGCTGCAAAAGTCAATCAATTGTGATTGGGCATTGATGCAATCCACAGTAAACAGAAAGGCGGGACACCCCGGAGAAGATGTCCCGCCTCGCCGTCCCTCGTTCAGTCAGATTGGTCAGACCTGACTGCCCTGCAGCAGACCGGAGGTACGCAGCGTGATGTCCATCGAGCCCGTGTCATCCAGCGGGCCAGACGGAGACGCCGACGTCGCAAAAGCGCGCCCGGTGTAAATCTTCTTGCCAGACAAGGTTTCCATCGTGAACTTGAAGTTGAAAACCGTCTTGGCAAACACGGCTTGCAGGACAACCTCTTGCCCTGGGTCACCGTCAAGCCAGCGCCCGGAAATATCCAGCGTGGCATCGTGGTGGTTGGGGATGTACTCGCGAGCACCAGCAGAATCATGCGTGGTGGTTTCAAGCTCGTCGATGTTCAGGTTCATGGTGATGTCAACGATGCCACCATACGGAACGTAGGTGACCCCACCGTCATCACTGACCTGAAGTTTCGAGAGCCGGCCAGGAATTGCCGTCATAGTGCCTCCTCAACGAGCCTTGGTGAGGCGGAAGAACCCAACCGTAACGCTCGCCGCTGCGGACAGGGTAATCTGGGCAACACCAGACAAGTTGAACATCGCGGGGTTCATCAGCGGAATGAACGCCAGCTTGCCAGCGGCGATGGTGTAAACCTCGTCGTTGTCAGTATCGCTGGCGCCACCGCGACCATACGGGTCGGGCTGGCTCTTGAGCGTGGCAGTCACTGAGCCTGCACTGCCGTTGTTGATGACCACGACAATGTTGCCGTCGTTCTTGAACTCCATCGAGGTAGCGGCAGCCACCAAAGAGGCTTCCAAGTCTTGGATTCCAGCCCCACGGTCCAGATATTCAGCGGTGGTAGCGTAAGCGGTCATTGGTTCTGCTCCCTTCAGATTGCCTCTTTGACGAGGCAGTTGATTGACCACAGATAGTGGTCGAGGTCATCGCGCATCAGATACGCCGGTTGTGACGCAAGCGCGCGACATTCAAAGTATCCGGCAGGTGGGTTCATGTCCAACGCGGCAAAAACGTCGTCAGCCAGTTTACTGCCGGTTGTGTAGTCGTTGACAGGAGAACGCACGATAACCTGTACCGTATATCGTGCTTCTTTCGTGCCCAAACCACCATCACAATATGGGATGGAATCCATCCCACTGGTCTGCAGGCAGAACACAGCCTGGTGTTGGACGGCGTTGGGCAGAGCCAGATTGCCAGCTGGCTTGCGCATTGGTCCAGCAAAGATGTTGAACCCGTAGGTCAGCCCCATCTCAGAGGCCAGATGTTGGGCAATGTCAGTCTCGACAGACATGCATCACCCCTTCTTGGTAACAGCCTCAATGGCGTCGTTGATGCGCTTGATCATGTGCGGGGCTTCACGCTTAAACGGGTCTTCCAAATACTTCCACTTGCCATCCACGTGAGTTGCGGAGCGGCCACCCTCAGACTGCATGGGAGGCGGCGGAATTTCGTGGACGTACACTGCATAGTCCGTGGCATACCCAGCAATAAATCGGCTTGCATCTGGGGTGGCCTCAACCAGCAGGAACTTGGAGTTTTTCAGATTGCCAAACTCAACCGGCACCTCAAGCTGGGATGCGGTCATCACCCGTTCTGCCTCAAGCCGGCATGCGGCCAGGAACCCACGCACCTGACGCTCCTCGATCCTGTGCAGGTTGCTGATGGCGTTCTCGATGCCCTTGAGCACCATGCCGGCCATTTTCACAGCGTGACCTCGTAATGGTCCACAGCCCCATAGACGTCGTTGAACACGTCTACAGACTCAGGGCGCTTACCCTTCGAGGCATCCAGTGTGTCGTCGCCTGGGAGCCAAATGCGGTCCTCAAGCCCAACTTGGTATTCCGTGATCACCAGATGCTTGACCTCGTTTGAGGTGCCTTGATTGCCCATTTGCCAATATGAGCGCTTGACCTCGACGTAAGCCGGGACGCTGGTGGGCGCAGAGAGCGTTTCGTTCCCAGTAGCTGTGTATGCCGTCACCGTGCGGACGGTGATGGTCTTGTTGAGCATGGCTTTCAGACATGCGTCCATGGCTCAACTCCAGGGCTTGGGGTCAACCGCACCATTGGGAGTGCTGGGGTTGTCGTCCTGGCCAACCCCAAACGGAGGCTGCACAAGGTCGTCGTCCTCTGCCAAGGCAGAGTTACCGCTCACGCTGATGCCACCAACAAACATGGAAACGGATGGGATGCCCGTCCCGTCGGTAGACCCGCCAGAAGCGCGGAGCCTGTCAGCTAGCGCACAGTATGCCTTGGATTTCTGGCTAGCACTGATGCTGGTTGCGCCAATTGACAGGTCAGCCTCGCGCGCAAACTTGGCGCACATGGCATCCGCACAATATGCAGCAGCGTAGATTGGGTTGGACTGATAGGTCAGGATGGCGTTGATTTCCTCATCCTGCATAAGTTGGGCAGTCGATACGGTGTCACCGATCAGGAACCTGACCATATCCTTGCTGCTGGATGCCGGATTTCCGCTGTAGCTCCAAGTCATCGCTCACCCCTACCCGTTGACCGGCCTCATCGTACCACCGCCCGTCATGCAGGAAATAGACGACAGGGAACTCGCACGGCTCTGAGACAAGCACGCGGTCGTCAACCATCACTGTTGTTCGCATTCGTTGGCCCCTGTCGGAGTTGGTAGGCTGCCTCAAGCAGCATATTCCGGCGCACGTCCATCCGTGCAGCCAGGTCAATCAAGACCCCTACGACGTGCGTGCGGTCCATCGGCTTGCCGGAACGCCAAGCCCAGACGCCATTGACGCGGTAAACAACAAGCTCTGGGTTAACGTCCACAAGCACATCGCTCATAGGCCAGGACCATACACCGCACCGCAACCTGTCCGCATGTGAAACGGGCCTGGGTCAGTTTGCTGGTCGGCCATGACCACAGAACCGTCAACAGAATCCCATGCAATCCATCCAGACAACACCTCACCAGATTGTGCGGTAAGGAATGCCTCATCCAGAATTGAGTCGCCCGAGGTGCATCCACACGGAAGTTGGTCACCGTTAGCGAGGACCATCACCGGCCCCTGCGTCAATAACCAGTGGCGGCATGGATACCGTTGAGGCCGGTTGTGCGCCGGCATCGTCATCCATGTCCATGACCGACACCTTGTCCAGCACAAGCATTGCCTGGGCAATGTTTGCCAGAGGAACGCCTACGCCTTGAGCAGCCATAGTCAGAGCAGACCCAAGAACAATCCCTGCAACGAACGTCATCTTATTGGTAGCCACGTCATAACCTCAGTTTAGTTTGCGCCACTTTGCCGTGGTCGCGTCATAGATGAGCATCAAGGCAGCGTCAGCCGCCAGAGAAATATCGGCCCCGGTCCCAGTGATAATGCGGTTGGCCGAAATGGAGCCTATGGACTGGTTGTTGATTTGAATGGCAGTGCCACCGACGTTGGCTAGGATGATAACTTTCCCGTTCTGATTATTCGCGGAGATACCCGTCACAATCGGAGTGCTGGACCCGCTCAACCGGACGAAGGTGTTCCTGCCCAGTGCCAGGTCATTCTGCGTCCCGGTGAACGTCGTTGGAGTTGGCGCAGCCGCACGCACGCCAAAGTCTCCGGTGACGTCGAGCCGCAGGTCTGTAGATGCCGCTCCGATGACCACTTTGCCGAAGGCGGGGGCAGGGCCGTTGACGACCATGGAACCCGCCTCCACTTTGCCACCAAAATACCCGCTGGCGAAGCGCGTTCCCGTGAGTCCAATGTCGACCCCAGACGCGGACATGGTCCCTATCTGGTAAACACCCACGTAGCGCGTGTTGGAATTAGGCAACCCACGCTGAAAATCAATGTCTGAGGTGACGGTATTGAGCACGGCGGACAGCAAGCCGCGATCCCCGTTGGACGTTGTGCCCGCCGAGTTGTACGTAGAATAATTTGTACAAGTGTCGTCTTCGCAGGTGTAGATCGTCAATGCCGGCGCAGCAGGCGTGTAGACCGCTGGGCGGCGGAATATGACCGGATACCCGCCAGCCGTCTTGGCCAATGCCTGGGTCAAGAACCCACCGACATACGCCCCAGACGGCGCCGCGATTGTCTGCGTGCCAGATGCCGTTCCGCTTGGCAGGGTCAGGGACCAAAGTCTTGTCTCTTGGCCAAGACTAAGGAGGATGTACCCGATGTTTCCCGTCGATCCCCCGACGACGAGGTGCGCCCCGTCGTAGACGTTCGCAGAAAGCCCCGTTATTTGCTGAGTAGACACGGTTGTGCAACCTGCATCCTGGCATTTGAACACCCGTGGCTCCACACTCAACATCAGTGCAAACCCGTCCGTGTTCTGGACGACGTCAAGGGGATCGCTAGTTCCATAGGCCGACAAATCCCTCACCGTTCCCATTGTCCCGCATGGTGTCGCAGCGTCCGGGTCGTCGCAGGTAATGTATTTCAGGTTGGCGTCTTGGAAAAAGATAGCTACCTTACCGCCCGCAATGGTATTTGCGGCAATAGGGTAAATTGCCCCTGCATACGTGTCTGCCGTCGTATTGCATGTGGTTGTGCTGCACGTCGTGTCTGTGCATTTGCAATAAACGATGTTGGGGTTGGCCACCTGCCCATACACAAACGCCACGTTTCCTGCCGGGGACAGGAAGGCATCGAAGTTAGATGAGGTCACGTATCTGTCGGTCTTGACGGTGGACGTGGTCACAGTGGAACAAGCCGTGTCGTCGCATTTGTCTGAGTAAATCGTCCCCCCATAGACAGAAAAGAAGATTGGCTTGCCGTCTGAGGGCAAAACGACGTCGCTGTTTGTGCCTATCACGCTCCCAGAATAAAGGTCCGAAGTCTCCACAACACTCGCGGAGAATGATGCGTCCACGTTGGGAACAAAACCGCCCTGCGCCCCGCCCGTCGCACAAGGTGCCCACGCACTGTTGATACAGCACTTGTAGATGTTGTCCGTCGTGTTGTAATACCAGCGACCAGTCTGGCATGCCCCGCCTGGGTCGGAAGCTTGGGATCCTTGGTTGACCAACGGTCGCACGGTGGCGGCTGATGCCTGCCCAGCACACGCCAGGAACGTAAGAAGGAGAATCTTTCGCATGGTTACTCCTTAGCTGTTACCGGAAACAGCCTGATAGCGGACGGTGCAGACCCAATTGATTGTGGTGGCTGCGGCCCCGGTGACGCTGACCCGCACGTCGTTGGACGACACCGTCAGGGTGGCATCCCAGGCCGCGTTGGTTTCGTCCTCAACGATCACATTGACCGTCCCCAGCGTGGCCCCGCCACCCTGGCGGTAAACCAGCCCGGCGAGCTTGTAATACGCACGGTCGGTCCCGCCCGTGTCCCGCCCAATGACGTCGGCCTCAAGCCAGTAGAGCGTGTTATCCGCCAGCGTGAGTGCCTTGCAGGACGTCTGCGTGGCGTCCGTGGTCTGCACGGCTCCCGTGGTCAGTTGCGCGGCGGACCCAGTGAACGCGGAGTGGTCCTTGACGGACAGTTTCTCCGTCGGGGCCACGCCCACGCCAAGTTGCTCTGTGATTGTGGTGTCGCCGCCGTCGGCCACCTCAACAACGGTCGTGGTGTTGTCACGCAGGACAAGGATCGACTCAGCCGTGGCGCCGTTGCTAACCGCCAGTGCGCCAAGGTCCGACGTGGTGCCAATGGACACGTTCGATGTCGTGGTGTGGAGCCGCATGGCCTCCGCATTGTTGGACCCGAATATCACGGGATTGTTGGTCAGCGTGCCAAAAAGCAGTTTCCCGTTCGCCGCGAAAGTCCCGGCAAAGTACGACGTCCACATGGAGGCATAGTTTTCGGATACGCCAAATGTCGTCCCGGCATGTGTACTGCCCGTGGTGCGCATAACGCTTTCGCCGGTATTCCCTCCACCCTCGTTCTGATACGCGGACAACGCCGCTTGGTTTGCTGTGTCAGACCCCTCAGCCAATATGTATGTTATTCCGCTGGACCCCGAGGCATGAACAGAGCCGCCAATATTCAGCGCGCTTGTGTCGGGGGCGGTAGAGCCAACCTTGATCCGCTGGTTAGTTGTATCAACATTCAACACCGTAACGCCCGCTGCGGTTTGGAACTGGTAGGCAGTGGTCGAGTTTCCGGCATTCTTGACAACAAGCGCAGACGTGTCCCAGGTCAGATTCGCGCTGCTCGAAAGCGCAGAAGCGCTGGTGAAGTATGGGATCTGGTTGGCTGAACCAGACCCGCTAATCGTTCCACCAATGAGGTCTGTATAAGCACCTCCATTCTCACTGATGCGGAACTTGTTTGATGTTGAATCGAAGTAGATTCTCCCCTGCCCAGCGGGAGAAAGCGCTGGAGCGGCCATCCCAACTTGCGTAGCCGCTCCAGCGTAGGTCACCCACCCGGTGGTCAGAGGCGCAGCCGCACCAACTCCCAACGAAAGAATCCGATAGGAGTCAGCACTGGGGTCAACCTGTGCTGTGGTATTCCCAGAAATCTTTAGCGGCTTGACCTCTGCCATGGGTTACTCCTTGGTGATTTGCATCAGTTGTGGGTTGAAGGTGAACCGCTCGCCGCCTTCCAGATTGATTCCTCCAGCGGTGGCGATGCGCTTCAACTCATCGATGTACGCATTGGTCTTTGCAATGCACTCGCTGACTGCCTGGAGCCTGCGTTGTTCCGCGATGTGAATCTCAACCGTCAGATTCGCCAACTGCTCCTTGGCTGCAACGAGTGCCCGCATCAACGTGGCTACATTCTGCTTTTGCTCATCGGTAAGGCTGATTGGTTCCATTGGTTTCCCCTTGGCCGTTATGGCCGGCAGGGCTTATCACAACGCAATGCGAGACTGCACGCCAAGTGCGACCTTCACAGCCCCGGTCCCGCCCTGCGTCACAATGCCACACTGCTGGTAGGTGCCGCTGGTCGGAGCCGTCAGCGTCCAGTTGCCAACCGTGGCAGACATAAACGCAGGCGACCCAACATCCGCCGCTGCAGGGACCGCGTCCCATTGGGCGTCAGGGATGGACCGCTCACCCGCCACGTAGACGGTGACCGAGCTGCCCGATGCGCCCACCGTGGACCCAGACGCGCCGATAACCGTGGCCCGCGCAGCAGTCCCGTTGGCTGCGTCCGCGCGAAAGAGCCTGGGGTTGCCACCCGAGTTGGCAATGGCAACAAGCTCACCAGCGTCAATCGCCTCGCCAGAAGTTCCAGTGAGCGAGATATTAGTTGCCGCACCAGCTGCGTGAACGTGCAGCGAATCCGCGTTGGACCCGTTGGTCAGGGTGTCAAGGTTGGCAGCCGTGACCGTTGAGCCAACCGCAGACCCCTCAACTTGGAACCGAGCGGACCCGTTGTTGGGCAGGTTGATGTTGCCGCTGCCCATGGTTCCGAGGACCGCACCGGCCTGGACGGTGACGGCAGTGCCCGCCGAGTTGATGGCGAGTGCCGTGGTAGCGCTGCCCTTGATGTTCACACCAGCAGCGCCGTCCAGATTCAACGCGCCGGATGACGTGCTCACGACGGACGCAGCATTCGCCGTCAGGTTCAGTGCGCCCGTGGTCTGGCTCAGACCGCCCGTGACCGTCGTGGTGATGCCGCTGCGACCGATCCCGACGGAAGCCGCATTGGTGGCACCAATCGACAACGCACCGCCGGCAGAACCCGACCCGGTGTCCAGGGTCAACGCACCGCCAGCCGCGCCGTTGCCGTTGCCGGAACGCATGGTCAGAGCGCCACCAGCGGTTGCAGCCGTGGTGGACGCATCCACGTCAATGACGTGAGCCAGTTCCTTCACAAAGTGGATGTCTTGGTTTCCCGACGGGCCAACGCGGGAGATGAAGGCAACCGTGTCCGTCGCGGCATTGCCGAACGTGACGTTGCCCTCAAACGTAGCGCTGTCTTGGAACGTGGACGTGCCAACAACCGTCTCCGTCCCGTCCACCTGCAGGTTGCCCTTGATGGTCGTCAGGGCGCCAATCTTGGAAATATTGACGGCACTGGCATTCGTGGTGCCGATGCTCAGAGCAGCTGCAGTGGAACGATCCACACCGCCATTGGCGTAGGTGGCTCCGGTGACAACCGCGTCGTTGTTCACCGTGACCGCAGAGCCAGCTGCCGTGAACGTCGCCGCGCCGCTAACCGTCACCGCGCCGGGGCCGATGGTCACAGCCCCGGTCGTGGTCTTGAACAGACCAGACGCAGCCGACAGGTCAACCGCACTGGTGCCACCAACGGCAGTCAGATTGGCAGAACTGGCGAGGTTCACCGTTCCGCCGTTAGAGTTGATCGTCAGGTTGCCCGTTGCCGTCGTGATGCCTGCTCCGACGACAAGGTTGTCAGCGTTGGGAACCTGAGACTGAGCGTTGCCATTGAGGACTAGAGCTTTACGGTCTGCCATTGGAGTCTCCTATCAGGGGATGAGGGCAAAGCGAGAGTCTGCAGAAAGCATCCTCACCGCGCGGTCGTCGTCGATGTCGTAGCCAATGTCCTGCCCAACCGCGAACTCAGTCGCAGGCGAAACAGGACTCAGCGAAACAGTGGTGCCGTCCTTCTTGCGATAACGGATCACCGTCGTCGGGCCATACGCAACAACCGATGCCCGCTCAGGCTCTCCAAGGTAACGGAATCGTGCCATGGGTTCCTCACGTCTGGACGATAAAGTCCGGGGTGAATTGAGCAACAAACACAGTTGCGGTCTTGGCAAAGCCAATCTTCTGGAAAATGGCCGGTGACGCGGGAGCCGTCGTCGTCATGGCCCCTGCGGTAACGTCAAGGAAGTACGCCGAACCAGCGCTCAGGCCAGACAGGCCACTGACCTCCCCAACGTACTGGACTACCGCACTCGTAGCCGTTGGCTTGCTGACTACAATTCCGATGGCCGGGCGCGCCGCTGGGTTGTCCGCATCGGCTTTGTCCGCCGTGCCCGACCCCGTGGACGCAACAACGTCGCCAACAGCAACGGTGCCAGGAACAGTATACGTGCCAGTAGGCGTACCAGCAGACTCCCAGGTGTAGTTGCCTGACCCGTCATTGGTGAGCGCTCCTGTTCCGTTGGGGATTGATGTGAGCGAGGACAGGCCGCTCCAAACCGCAAGCTCCGTGGCAACGCCAGACCCCGTAACCGACCCACCGGCTACGTTCCCATAGGTGCCAGCGACATTGACATCCGCCTGGATGACCGCGTTGGCAACCCCTGCCTCGCGGGCTTGGCAGACGATGTCGTCACCGTTCTGAGCAACACGGAGCTTTCCCAAAGCATCCGGGGAAAGGAAGTCTCCCGCCTTGGTGGTCCCTGACAACTGCACGGACGAGATGCCGTCAATCAGCACACGACCAGACTTCCCGACCGTGGGGGAGTTCTGCAGGATGCCAATCGCAACCTCCCCTGCAATGGCATAGACGAGGTTGCCGGAGCCATCCCGACGGACTGCCCGGTATGCCTCCAGGGTCGCTGCGGAATTGACGTCGATGGACGTTGCTTGCTCGCGGCTCACGGCTTCACCTTCTTGGCCGACTTCTCAGGAGCCTTGTCTGCAGGCTTCTGCTTGGGGCCATCCTTGAGATGCGCGGCGAGCCTGGCCCAATCCACCGGAGGATTGGCCTTGATGTACCCACGCTTGATAAACATCGGGAGGTTTGGCCACGTCGCTGCGATGCGCGTGACATCCTCGCCGGGGGCAATCGTCCCAGCAGGAGTCGGGATTGCGTAAACTGCGGTGAGCGTTACGCCGTCCAGAGTTCCTGGCATCTGCCTACGCTCTTTGATTGTCGCTCTCCGGTGCATGCGTTCCTCCTAAAAAATACGGGCTGGGTATCGGAGGGGAACGCCGACACCCAGCCCGCATCGCAACAACTACTGCTCAGGCAACCGCGCCGCTGAAGAACACGCCCAGGGCGGGGGACACAACCTTGGGATCAAACGCAGTCTCACCCTCCACCTGATCAGCCGCGTACTCTTCCCGGCGGTAGCGCTTCACGCGCATGCCCATTCCGTCCGCACCAACGAGGCCGGTCCACGTAAAGTGATACCCGCCCGACGGCACGTTGATGGCAGGCGACGGAGCCGCATGCACCAGAAGAGCGTTCTTGCCGTGAATGTAACCGAACGAATCCGCCGCACCCTCTGCGGCGGTGTTATTCGTGGCCATCGGCACCAGCACTTCACCGATACCCAGCACAGCGGCAATCAGCTGCTCGTTGAGGATGGCAGCCTGGGTCTGCTCGTACCGCTCCAAGAACTTGGGATGGTCAAGCAGCTTCTGGAAGACTTCCGGCCCGAGCACCAGCTTCAGATCCTTGGGCATGATGCCAGGGGTCTTGCACAGCTGGAAGATGCGCTGGCGGATGTCGTTGACGGGGTCAGAGGCGACGTAGTTTGACCAGACGGTGAAATCGACACCGCCAACCAAATCGGTGCCCCACACGCCAGTGACAAAGCACTTGCTCACCCACTGCTTTTCCCGACGGATAAGCAGCTTTTGAGCAACCACTTCGGCAGCGGTCTTATCGAGGTTGAGCGGGTCATCCTGATTGGCGCGCTCTTGGTCGCTGATCAGTTTGGCGTAAGCAAAGACCTTGGCGTTGTAGCTGTCGGTCGAGAGTTTGACCGCACCCACCGGCGCCAGGGAGCCAGGACCGCGCTCGCGGGCATCGTCACGGGCAAAGTCACCCTTGTCCCAGATGAAATAGGAATCACTCTGCTTGGCAACCGGAACCGCCGGAAACACCTTGCCAGCGATAAACGCAGACTCCTGCTGCATATACGCGATGGCAATGTTGGTGAGCGGTCGGTTGACGTGAACATCACCAGAAGTAGGAAGACTGGGCATTGATTAACTCCTGCGCTCGATGCGCGTTTGGGTTGAACTGCCGCGCATCACGGCAGCGGGGTGCCCCCGAGCGGGCCAACCAGAACGGGGATGATTTCGTTCGCGCCTGCAGCAGCAACCAGCGCAATGCCGATGGGCGTGTCGCCGCTCACCGCCGTGCGGATGGTGCCGTTGGCAGCCGGGGCCACCTTGGCGTTCTCCAGAATCGGAGCGCTCGCCACGCCACGGGAAATGCCAGAGAACAGCACAGTAGCAGTAGCGCCCACCGCAGGCTTGTTCTGCAGCAGGCCAATGGCCACGTCGGCAACGCCGGCATACACGACCTTGCCACTGGACAACTTCACACAACGGAAGGGCGTGGCGCTCGCGTCAACATTCGACTCAAAGCTGGTCACGCCAATCGGGTTCTCAAAAGCAGCCATGATTCACCTCGACCGGGGAGTCCGGTTCACTGCCCCGCTTCCGCGAGGGACTGTTGATAGAGAGCAGGGTTGGCCTTGAGCACTTCGCTCACAGCCTGCTGCTTGGACAACTTGGGGTTGGCCTTCTGCAGTTCGCTGGCAAGAGACGCAATCTTGCTCTCAGCGGTTCCACCATCGGTCCCGCGAGTGCCGATGCTCTTGAACAGCACCTTACCACTGGCCTCTGCCTGAGCAGCGGCAGCCTTGAGCACTTGCTCGATGGTGTCGCACAAAGCAGGGTCAGCAGCGTGGGCGCGCTTCAGAACTTCCGCCACATGCGCCACGTCCTGGCCAGGCACCTTCAGGGCTTCCGCGCGCTTCTGGAACTCAGCAGCCATGCGCTCATCGCGCATCTTGGCCAATTCCGCCTGGGTATCAGTCAAGCGCTTGGCCAGGTCCGCAACTTCCTGAGCGGCCTTTGCAGCCTTTTCCACGTCGTCAGCCTTGGGAGCCATGGCAGCCTGCACCAACGCGCGGTCTGCTTCCGGCAGAGACTTGAGCACATCCTCAACAGACTTTGACATCGCTACCTCTTCCGGCGCCTTGCCGGTGGTGACGGGCACTTGGCCCGGATACGCCAGCGCATCAAGAGCATGAACAGCGCGCACAAAATCAACTCGCTTTTCTACGGCTGCAACATCCTCAAGAGCACAATGCATTGAATCGGTAATCTCAGACAGCTGAGGATGAATCCCGCCAAACAAGGCTTTGGCCTTGGCTGCGAACTCGTCCACTGACTGACGGAGCATGGTGGCAGTGGCTTCAGAAGGTGGCGCCTCAAGGATGGAATAGACCGCGTCCATGAATGCGAACTTGAGCTTTCCAAACTCTGCCTCGAAGTCGTTCTGGGCAAGCACCTGCCCGGTGGTGCGGGGCATGGAGTCATTCTTGGCGACCAGCCCGCGTGCCCATTTCCACAAACGCAGGAACGGGCCAGCATCGTCACGCTTGACGAGCTTGATTTCCGCGCCTGGGTTGTCGCCCTTGTCCACCAAACTGCCCTCCTCAATCGTGAGTTGCGTCAAACTATGCGTTGCCTCTGGCATTCTCAACCTCCAAGGGAAGAACGGATGGCCTTCCCGCCAATTGAAAACATCTTCAACTCACCGCTTTTGATTCGTTCCCAAGTGGTGGTGTCATCAATCTTGAATCCAATCCACCAGCCATCGGGAACCAAGCCTTCAGGGATTCCCAACGCAGCCTTTACCTCCGGCGTAAAAACCATTGACGACACAGCCCGGCCTACGCCGACACGCTGGTGCATGTCCCCAGCAGTTCTGGAGTTGAGCATGTAGCCATAAGCAGCACGCTCCAACTCATCGATTGCGATTGTGTCTCCCGAATGGTCAACCACCTGTTCACCGTTAGCCGTCTTGCTTACGTACAGCCAACCGAATACTAGATGTTGATCGGGCACAACCTTGGCAATCTCTACCGTGAACGCTTTTTCAATCGCTGGCTCAAACCCGGAAACCGCAAAGCCGTGGTCACTCAACCACTCCTTTGCCTCTGCCGGTGTCCACCCGCTGGAATCAAACCGCACAGACTGAACAACCGCCTTTCCGTCGTCGGAGACGCCATAGACGAAGTCGATCCCCGTGGTGCCCTCGACGGGCTTGCGGGAAAACCGTCCAAACTTTGACGGGTCAACCTGACGGGCTGCGTGTTCGCTGGGGAATGGCATAGCTCGAAACTACACCAATCCAATTGAGCAGCGACAGTTGGGATGGGCTGGTGGATGCCTGACGATACCCATGGGCGTCTCCCAGGTGGCCGACAAACTCCGTGGTTGCTGTCCCATCAGATTGAGGCACACCTGGCACGCGGTGTTTGGCGCAGCGATCCAAACTTTCTGGGCAATCGTCGGGAGGTCGCCTTCTGATTGCATGGTTTGCCAGTTGGCCAGATGCCCCACGTTGCGTGCGGTGATCGTCTCCGTTCTGGCAATAGCCTCTGCCCGAGCACTGATGAGCTTGGCCCGGTAGCGCTCCACCATTCGGTCGATGCGGTCCCCAGGAAGACCCTGGCTGTCTAGCTTCCGTTCGTAATTGGTCACGGCTCTGGAATAGCGGGCATGCAGGCCAACGTGCTGCTTGATAGCCCGCTTCATTCTGCGGATGTCCCAACCTTCCTCAATGGCCCGTGACAGGATGCTGGAGATAACGTCCTTGTTCTCACGGCTGATGCTCCGCACTAGACGCAGGCCAGACTCCTCCAGCCAATTCATGGCGAGCCTGTGGGAGCGCGGGAAATCAATTGACTCAGGGTCGATGTCCTCTAGCGGTGCTTCCTTGCGGACGCGGATTGGCTTGGCGTTGACGGTAGCCCGCATCAGGCGGGTGACCATCGTGGCCCACCCGGCAAGGAAATCCTCCGCATGGGGGACCATGTCGAAGTCACGAATCGCCTGGAGTTGCACATGGTCAGGACCGGACAGCGCGGCAAGAGCCTCCTGGCACCGGGCAACCCATGCCTTATATCCCCGGACCAGAAACACCCAATGCGAACGGTCCCTGGCGCGTGTCCTGGCCCAAGCCTGCTCTAGCGACAGCATGGGTCGGCTTTGCTCAGGATGCGTTTTGCCAAATCAGCACTGGTTTGGTCTGGAGCCTCCTCTTCGCCACCGTCATCCGGTGGAGGCAATCCCATCTCCTCACGAACGTGCTCCTCCAGCGTGCGGTCAGGCGTGACCACTCCAGAATCAATCAGCTTGGTGAGCATGGTGGAGAACCGCTCAACGTCCTGGCGCTCCACGTCACCGTGCTCGTACCGTGGCCACAGGTGCGCTGGGATTCCGTTGAGAGCCATCAACTCCGCAGTCAGCCCGTGGTTGAGCGTGTCCTCAATCGTGTCGAGGATCGCGCCAAGGGCCAGCCCGTACATATCCGTCTGGTCTGAGGACAATGCCCATGAACCTGTGGAGCCTTGCGACCCGAGCATCTGGAATTGAGTGGAGAAGCACATGGCAATGTCCCGCTGATACCGCTGGATGGGAACGCTCACGTCAATCTGCCGCGACCCACCGGAGGACAGCAGGCGTAACTTGAACCCGGTGGGCTTTCCGTCCCTGTCCAACTCTGCGGGGAACAAGATTCCATCGTGTTCGTTGCGCCGGATTTGCTGCAGCTGACGCTCAAACTTGGACCGGGCAGAAGCCTTATCAGCCCCGGCATTGGCATCCAGATATGCCGTGGGCACCTCGATCACAGGAAGGCCAACGAGGTCGCGCTCGATACCTACTGCCTCAATCTCCTGCAGCCTCTTGAGGAAATACCAAGAGCGATACGCATTCCGCAGGAGGGACCGGCCTTCCGGTGAACCCTTGTTGGACTCTGTGCGGAACAGGATGGCTTTCTCGATAGGGATGAACACACGCTGGAAGGTCGGCGCAGCGCATTGCCACATTCCCGTGACCATGCCTGACGCATCAAACTCCCAATCGTCGAATGTCTCTTGCGCTCTGATTGAAAGCTCCTTGACGCCAATCCTCCCGTCATCACGCTGCAGATAGGTCTTTTCAAAGTATGACCAACCGAACCAGAGCATGGACAGAACTTCAGACATGAAGTCTTCCCACGTCCCGTCCATCTTGGTCAGCACTTCATCGAGGAAATCCGCTGCAGCCTTTGCCTCGTCGGACGCATCTGCGGGAACGGCTTTCCACGCAACCTGACGCAAGATGTTGTTGGTCAGGTTGAGAGCCGCACCAATTGTGGCGTCGTTGTCGCGCATCTCGCGGTAAACACGGACAGCCAATTGTCCCTGGAGCCGAGGGTGCCACTCCTCGTAGACCCGCCCACCCATGTAATTGGCGCCCGGCCTACCGATTGTGCTGAACTCGTCCATTGCTCACTCCATACGGTCCACGACAACGCCGGCTTCCTTTAGCAGCGTCTCCGCAACCGTGCTTGGGTACGAATCGCACCATACAACCCTAGCCACCCCGGCCTGGACAATGAGTGCAGCGCAGCGGTCACACGGATGCATCGTGACGTAGAGCGTTGCGTGGGCGGTTTCCCGTCCATTGAAAGCCGCGTTTAGGATTGCGTTGACCTCTGCGTGGATGGTCCGTTGGCAGCTGTCCCGGCCCCCTACTGGAACAATGCGACAACCGATGTCCGAGCAGTGTGGCATGCCCCTTGGTGCGCCGTTGTACCCAAGGGCCAGGACCAGATTATCCCGCACCAGGCACGCTCCGACGGACGCCCTTGGACAGGTGGCTCGCTGGGCAATGGTGCGGGCCAGCCCCATGAACGTCTGGTCCCAGGTCGGGCGGCTCATACCGTTTCGCCACCGTAGGAGTATCGGTCGATACAGTGACCGCACAGTCCGTGGGCACCGCCGTGCGTCACAGGCTCGCTACAGACCAGGCACCTAGGCGTCTTGCGAATCACCACCTTGACCTTTCCCGGTGGAAGCTGGGTCAACTGGACCTTGGGCTTTTGCTCTTTGGGTTTAGGCATGGCGCTCAATATCCCTCAAAACAGCGAATCGCTATTGCGGACGGTGGCGGGCCTTGACTCTGGTGCAAGGGTTGGCTTGGCCTCACGGGCAATCTTGTGCTTCTTGCGGGTCATGGGGACCACAACCACTTTCCCATTCTCAAACTCGACCATGACCTCGTCGCCAAACTCCAGGCCAAGCGGCTGCACCGGGACACGCACGAACGGCAACCCTTCCTTGGTGCGCTGCACGCTATACCTGCGTTCAACCCCAGCTGCCGGTGGACGACGGCCACGGGGAAGGGTCATGTGCTCTTGGATCCACAGCCAGAGCCGCTGGGCAAGAGCATCAGCAGAGACGCGCCGCATCTCGATGCACGCCCGCAAGAGCGTGTGCCGGGATGGCCAATTGTTCTCGTCGTCAAGGAACGCAAGGTTCTGCGAACTCACCAAGCGGAGCGCCACGTCCTTGTAGGAGATGCGGTTCACAATGCCCATTGATTGTCGCTCCTTCCAACGTCGGGATCCAAGGCTATCGTGGCTGCCTCGCCCTCCTGCTTTGCTACCGCGTAGGCGCAAGCGTCCAGTTCGTCGGGGCTTTCCCCTAGCCGCTTTCTCAACTCGTCCTTTGGCTCCACCTGTATCTGGCCCTTGCGCGTCGTGGACCACTTGATCGTTGTCAGCTGCGCCGTCAGCCGGTCGTCCCGTGGAAGTGCAATCGGGTTCTCGCTCGCTGGGTCCAACTGTTCCCTCAGTGTCCATATCCATTCACTCCTCCGGTTAAAGAATCTGTCTGAGTCACGGGAGGCGAATCCTCCGCGCATCTCGATAACCTTGTCTCCCAGCGTCTCAACAAGAGCGTCGTAGACGCCGGCACCTAGCCCATCCGCGTCAACCCGCACTTCCCGTACCTGGGGACGTGAGCGGATAGCCTCGATAGCCATCCCCGCTGTCTCCATGGTGGACGCCTTGCGGAATCGAATTAGCTCGCGGATGCCCTGCCGGTAGGAGATGGCTCCAACTGTGGCATCTGGACCTAGCCGCGCAACGTCCAGGCCCATCGTCGCCACCCCGCTCCAGACAGCTGCGTCCCAACGCTGGTTGGCCAACTCAACCCAACTGATCGGAACAAGCGCGTCATCGGATACGCTGGGGAACTGCGCCATGACGCGGGCCTGGAACAGCGGGCTTTGCTCGCCCCACCGCTCCCATGCTCTACGAACCCAGGACGCATCCACCAGGCCCTGTGGCCATGGGAGCGGCCCTTTGAGTTTGGCCTTCCATCGGTCCTCGCGGATATCCTCTAGCGTGATGCCGAACTGCGCAAGGTTGGGGTTCTCGAACGCCGATATTGTGAAGCGCTTGGAAGACTGAGAAGGCTTGCGGAATGCTCCTGCGAATCTCCCGCTTGGGTTGGTCGGGTTGCCGATCATCAATAGCCGCGTGTGCTCGCCCGTGAGCACGGACAGGATGGCGTCAAAAATGTGATCGCTAATGCCGGAAGCCTCGTCCGCAATCACCAGCATGTGCGGGGAGTGGAACCCGACGAACTTGTCCGGGTTGTATTCCGGTGCAGTGAAACCCCAGGCGTACCAATCCGCGTCAATCTTCAACTGCTTGGTCAGGACAATCCCTGGGAGTTCAACCAGCGCATCCCGGTGGAGCCGAGCAATCTCAGCCCAGACAATGCCTTCCACCTGCCGGCCACCTGGGGCGGTGGTCACCACTTTGGATGGTTTGTGGCAGCACAGGAACCAGAGAGCCGCACAGGCTGAGATGAATGACTTGCCCTGCCCGTGGCTGGATTTGACCGCAACCTCTGAGTAGTCAACCAGTGAGTTGATAATCTGCTCTTGGATATCGGTCAGGTTCTGGCCAAGAACCTCCCGCACGAACAGAGCAGGCTTGCGCTGATACCTGCGGATGAACGCAAGCTCATTCATCTTGCTGCAGAGCCTTGTTGCGCCACCACTCAATGCGCTTTTCCGCAATGGATGCATGCTTCTGATCAAGCTCGATACCTACAAAGTTCATGCCTTCACAGATTGCTGCGCATCCAGTAGACCCAGACCCAGCAAACGGGTCCAAGATTGTCCCGCCGACCGGGCAGACCAGCCTTACAAGATAGCGCATTAGGTCAACTGGCTTCACAGTGAGGTGCGTGTTTTCTGCCCCAACTGGCATGCCGGCATCTTTTTCATTCTGGCTTGGCTTAGAGACAAAAAAGAACCGCGAGGATGCTTCGCCCGTTGACGCGGCCAACTCCATAGCCGCGTGCTCGTCCAGCAAAACATTGCCAGGCCATCGACCTAGTTGGTGTGGTGGATTTGCTGGACCAGTCGACGTCTTAACTATGGTCGGCCTGCTTGGTTTGCTGACACGGTTAAGAACTGATTCCGCCTCATCATGAGAGTATTGGATGCGCGACCTGTCGACAAAGAACACTCCGACACCGTGCTCGTGCATATTTGACTCAACGGTCCCATCTCGCGGTTTTATCGCAACAACGCATGGCTCGTAACACGGCTTTAACTGCGTGCCGAACCCACCGGATATTGTTTTTCCGTGCGGCATACCTGACGAGTACATCCACGCAATGCAATCAACGATAACAAATCCTGCATCCTCAAGAGCCGTTGCAAGCCTGTGATAAGTTTTTGTCGCACCGAATGCGAGGACATGTCCTCCTGGCTTCAGCGCACACAGTGCGCTCTTCCACATATCGACATTGAACGCGATGCCAGACGAGTCCCACTTGGACCCATGAAATCCAATCTCATACGGCGGGTCACATACAATCGCGTCAATGCTGTTGTGGTCGATCTTGCGCAACTCATCTGCAGAGTCACCGTGAATAACGCGGAACGAGCCAGGAGCAATGTTCTCGTTCTTCTTGATGTCAACGGTTGCCTGTTTCTGTTCCACGCCAAGCAGAGACTTGTGCTCCTTGTCGCGTATTAGGTACGCGATGGACTTGGTGTCAAAGCCAATGTCTGCCATGTCAATCTTGGCATCAGCAAACCCGATAAGTTGCTTGGCGAGTTCTGCCTCATTCCATATTGCGAGTTCTGCGCTTCGATTATCTGCCAGAGCAAATTGCTTGGCCGCTGCACGGTCTTGGAACGTGACTGCAGCGATGTGTTTCCATCCAAGGTTGTGCATGGCTGCCGTGAGCGTTCCGTTGCCGGCCACAACAGTCCCGTCCTCAAGCGCAACTATAGGCTTCTGTTGGCCAAACCTCTTTAGGCTCGCAGCAATCGTTGAAATGTTGGCTGGCGAGTGAAGCCTGGCGTTGTTGGGATCGAGTTTGAAAAACTCAACCGGCCTGGCCAAGGACCGCAACGATTCATTGATGTGATTGAGGTCATCCATTGGAGTCGTCCTTTTTAGCCTGCTCTTCCGCCCTGGACATCAACTCCAACCAATTGAGCTTGACCGGCCCACCAGCTGCGCCGGTTAGCTCTGTCCGCTGCTGGGCGGAATAGGCTTGCTTGGTGGACGGAGCGTGCTCTAGAAACCACGCATCCGCCTTCCAGTCGGGGGCTGTCACCTTCTGCCTGGTTTCCGTGGTCTGCGTTCCGTCAGGTGCCGTCGTGGTCTTGACCACGTTTTCAATGACCTGCCCACCCTCGCCTGCCCTGGCAATACGCAGGAGTGAAGCTGCAATCCGGTCGGCCTCTGCCTTATGTAGTCTCTCCCCAATGGCAGCCTGTTTTGTTGTACGGTTTTCTTCAAAGTGCTGCAGGCACCGGGACCGCCACCCGTAGAAGCTCTTTGCATTCACGCCTGCGAACGCTGCGATATTGGTGAGCGGGAGGCCGAGTTTGACTCCCGAAAGAATCAACTCAACGCGCTGCGGGGTATAGGTATTTGAGCGGCCCATGGCCCTGGCGGTACCATAGGTGATGTTTTTGCGTCAATCAGCTGGTGGAATATCAGTGAATGATGGCTGATCGGCTTCTAGGTATTCATAGTTAAACGTAGCTAGCAGCCCTGATTCCGCCCACTGTCCGATGGTTTCATCGGCGTTCTGGACCAGTTGGTCCCTGATCGTCTGCGGGATGTTGCTCCAGAGCCTGCCCGCCGTTGCGGCTGAGTAGATTGCCATTGCCCTGGCTATCGCTCTGCGTCTGCCCACGATCCATGGGACGGTTACAGTAGGATTCTTGTTTGCTATCATGCGTTTCCTCTTTTGTGGTGCGTATCCCGCGCCACTCGTCATTGAATGGGCTGTATGTTAGCGAAGGTTTATTGTTAGAAAGCCAGTCTACGTTCCGCATGGTTCTCCTGACGGGACGAGCAGGCCGAGTTCTTCGGCAGCTGCGGGGTTGGAGTGGACCCAGGTGTGGCAGAACCGGCAGATGGCCACCGAGTTCTCAGCGGACAGGATTGTCTCCTTGCCTGGGTAGCGCGCTCTGGTTCTTGGTTCGTGGAGTTCTGTGGCTGTACGGGTACAGCGCTGGGTGGGGGATAGGATGATGCCTGCCTCGCAATTTGGACGCAAACGCAGCTGTTCCCTGACGAACTCTCTGCGTTCTGCATTGATCAATTGTCGCTTGGGGGATACACGACGGAGTGGTGTGCGTTTCACGGAGGCGACCTTCTGTGCCTGTGACTGTACCGCATGTTCTTTTTATCCCACGCTTCACGCAGCGTGATGGCGACGCTGCGGACCCACGAGGCGCTAACTTTGTGATCGTCATCTTCGCCGCACGCGGCCCTGACCATGTCGGCCACGCACATGATGAAGACTGCGTCAAACTCGTCTTCGGACGCCTTGGCTCTATGCCAGCGTGACGCCTGGACAAAAGCGTCGCCAATTGACCGGATTCCGGCGATGCACTCACCGGCAGTCATGCGGTTCTGATCACATGCGCACCCATGCACGCAGTGCAGCCACTTCTCGTCCTCTCCGTATGGGTCATACGCATCGAACAGGCAGCGGTGAGTTTCGATTTCGTGCCCACACGAGCAGGCAAGCAGGGCGCGGGCGATTGACAGTCTGGGCTCTTCGTCTTTTGTCGTCACGGTTTCTCCCCAATGTGCCACGCGCAGTTCCCGTCGGCGGTGCAGTTCTCTGGCCCGGGGCATGGGATCTTGTGCCCAGGCCGGCAGTCCTGGCGCATCTCGCCACACGGGGCCAGGTCTGACACCTCACAACAGCAGCAGTCCTCCGAGTACAGGCCGGCATACCCGTTGTACAGCAGGTGCTCGCGCACGATTCCCAACACGTCGTCAACGCCGCTCACTTGCCACCTCCGCCGCCTCTTTCAGCCCGTCTCCGAGATAGATCATGGCGTCCTGCATGCGCGCGTCTGCCGGCATGCTGTCATGCCTGCACGAGCAATCGATGCACCCAGGAGTCGGCGGGCCAGAAATGCTGTCCCATCGGTAGTAGTGGGCCGACCTTGGATGCCCACACGGGCAGTCCGCCAACCACGTAACGCGCCTGTTCACCATGACACCTCCCGGCCAAACGCCAGCCCGTGGCCGCCCTTCTCCATGTTTGCCAACGCCGTGCATGCCTCGCGGCCGATCCCCACCAGCACGCAGGACGATGGCCGTGCAAATTGCAGCCGACTTGATCCCGTCCACCGTCTCAAACCCGGCGAGCACCTGCGTGGCCAACTCAATCGGGTCATATGGCACCTTGAGTAGTTGGTTGATCTTCTCAATCGGCACGCCATTGGGGCAGTCGATGTCGAACCGCACGCCGCCGCCAGGGTCCACGCTCATGGCGGACACGGGAGGCTGGCCGTCGATGCGCACGGACAGATCCGGCGTTCGCAACGAAATGTACGCATGCGTGGCCGGGCCATGCTGGAACGTGTACGGATGCGCGTGACGCATCATTGACGCAGCCGAAATGACGCCTGCGAGTGGCGATGTCCCGCGCGAGAAACACACCTGAGCCTGGATCATTTGTCGCCTCCGCCGGGGAGTTTGACGACCTCACATGATGGACCGCGCGTATGTCTATTCATGTGCGCCCACACGGCTTTGGTCACCCATCCCGTGCCGCAGCACCAATTGCAGTGCCCGTTTCCGTCGAACACAAATCTGTGTCCCTTGTCGGCCATCAGGATGTGTGGGCACGCCATGGTGCTCGACGCGCACGGGCCTACCACGAAATGCGACCCGCGCTGGTCGTCTTCACGCTCCCACGCAAGCGACGCCAGGTGCATCAGGTTCCCAAACCCTATCGAGCGGCCAAGTTCTGTGGTTTTGTGCAGCTCGCGCTCATGCAGGGCCTTCATGCCGGCCAGCTTTTCGTCGTCAATCATTTTTTGCCTCCACCGCCAGCCCGCATAGCTGGCACTCGTCGCCAACAATCGACGCGTGCGAACACCACGCGCATTTCACGCACAGCAGCACGCCGAACCCGTCGTAATCCGGCTGCCAGTAACCGCACTTCGGGCACGCAGTTTCAGGAACGTCGGTCACAGGAACTCCCCTTTTCTCACGCGAATTGCCAACCCACGCGGGCAGTCATCCGCGTGATCGGACGTGTTCGTGGTGTCTCCGCACGCACAGTGTGTTTCAGCTCGCTCCAGCATGACCAGCAGTCCGCGCACCAGGCGCTTATGCCCCCAGCGGGCCGGCTCTGGCAATTTCTCCGTGTCGCTCTCGGCGTTCGCGACCCACTCGCTCGCGGCACTCCCGTCCCACCTAATCCAGCGCATCCAACGGGCATGACGCAGCAGGTCCATCCCGTAGGCGTACACGCACTCCTTGTGCGCCACCACGGTGTCGGACTCTACATATGCCGTGTCGCTCACGTCCTCGATTCTCTTCTGGCAGACCTCGCACTTGCGCGTCATTTCGTCCTCTTCTTCGCTGGCACAATGTGCCACTCACACGTCCCGTCCGCCACGCACGTTTCCGGGTCGCACGGCCCCTTGATGCCGGCCTCGCAGTCCTGGCTCATCTCGCCACACGGGGACAGGTGGTCTAGCGAGCACGCGCACTCGCCGCACTCATTCCACAGGCCGTCGTAGCCGCCGGCCTTCAGCGCCTTGCGGACCATAGTGAGAACGTCCATCACGGCACCTCTTTCCAGAACCGCCGGCAAATGTCGGCGCATTTGCGCAGCGTTTCCTCGCGCGGGATGCTGTCGGCGTTGAAGGCGGCGTCGGATGCGACGTGGGCGGTCCTTGCGACAGTGTGGGCGGGCCAAGCGGAGTCATCGACGGACCAAGCGGTGGCGTCAATGGACCTAGCAGCCAAAGCGGAGACCCAAGCAGATGCGTCGTCGTCCCCAGCGGCGACACGCACGTCACTCAGTGCCACGCTCTTGTCGCCATGTACAAACCGTTCCGCCGTGGCAATCGCAATCTCTGCCTCGTCGCCCTGAGCATACGGCAGAGCCAGCCTTGCACACGCACACGCTGCGAGAACCAGATCCTGCCGGCGGACGCCTCTCTTGGCCGCCCACCACAACATCCAGTCCCCACGTGGGCAGGCATCCCAAGCTGCCTGCGCCGCCGGGTAGTCCCGCGCCCAGGCGGCGCCGTTGGAGCATGCAGCCATGCGCTTCAATTCGGCGTGGAAACTTATCATGCGAGCACCACCTTCCAGTCACCCACGTGGGTTTCCTCGCGCCACTTCTTGGGCATCCACGACGGAACGCCACCCACCGGGTCGAATGCGAACAGATAGCCGGCAGACGCCAGGTCGTCCGCATCGAACAATTTGGTCAGTTGATACGGGGTACGTGCGATCTCCCACCAGACACCGTCAGCGTCCAACTCGTCCAACACGCACTTGGCCGCGTCATACAGGATCGCGACCCGCTGGCCCTCGCCTTCCGCATCTCCCAACTGCGGCTCGTACAACTCAACGCATGTGCTAAATTTGACTAACCAGTATGAGTGCTCTCCGCGCTCGATGCGCCAGTTGTTGTCAAGCCACGCCACCGTCGTGTCCCTCATGGCATCACCGTCCCGGCGATCAGTTTCCAATCGCCAATAATTTGTTCGTGGGTAATCGCCCAACTGTCGGTTGACCCGTGCCTGGGATGCGGCATCAACACCAAGTTCCATCCAGAGCGGTCTTTTGGGATAGCAGTCCGTAACAGCCACGGGGCATCATGCCAACGCCAGACACGCATGTAGCGCCACGGCTGTGACTCATACCGAGCCAATGCATGCGCAACCCATTTGCCTGCATGCATCCGCTCAATCCAATGCTCATTCCCGCAGGCGCATGTCACATCGACGTAGTTTCCATCAACACGCGAAACAGCGTCTTGGATCGTGCATCCGCACGGACATGATTTGCCGGCCAGTAGTAACTCAGCGTCTTCGCAGTCTCTCAGATAACTAGGCGCCATCACATTCCTCCTAGCGTCAGTTGGTTGCGTTCGTTGCTGGTTTTTTCCCAGGCTGCAATCGCAATGCAGATAGCCTCTGCAACGTGGATGTTCTTGGGCCTGAATTGCGAGCCTGTGCGTGCAGCGGCCATCCCTAGTGCCTGCTGGTGGGCCAGCTTGGACTCGCGCCGGAACCCATGGAGCGCACGCCATTCCATTGCCAGTGGCCTCCAATTGTTTGCACGCACGCCGGCCTGCCAAAGTGCTCCTCGCAGGAATGACTCATTCTCAGCAACCACCAGAGATGAGTGGATGCCTCGCCCGACGAACGCCCGCTCTATTGCGATCACATCCAGTTGGGCATGCGCCATTGCCGTGCTGATTATCTCTGGTATCACATCCAGCATCGGACCCTGGCCCCATTTAGATATGCCTTGGTCTGTCATCACGGCATAGCCAACCGTAGAACCTGGGTCGATACCTAGAACCTTCATCGCTGCACCTTGAACGTGCCGTGCGCCGGCACATGGATTGTAATCTTCTCACCAGAGAAACCGTTGACAGGATGGAATCCAATCGCCTTGCGTAGATCGTCTGATGCACAGCCGAGCCTGCGAGCTACGGCGTGGATGATCGTTGTAACCAACCCCTCGTCAGCAATCGCAGAATCAAACTCAACCGTGACCTCCTCGATGGGGCGTCCAAAGTCGTTGGACTCCCTGGTAGTCTTTCCAGCCAGTCCATCCAGTAGCGCTGGGATTATCTCTGGCTCTGCCTTTATGAGGTCGGCCTGTTGGGCGCGCATCAATGGCCCGTTGACCCAAATCCCAGGCTGTTCCTGGCGCAGCACAGCCGGGATTGCCATTTCAGTGGCAGCCCGTGGCCAACCCCACCTTCGCTGGATAAGGTGCCGTAGCCTGAGCGGGCGTCCCATGTAATCAAGGACATCGCCTTCAGCCAAAAACCGCACATCCTCACGCCACATTTCAGACTCGCGCATTGGGACTCCTGACGACGAACCACATGGAATCGAGAAACCCATCACGCCTTGTGACGTGACGAGCTACGTTGCCCTTAATGTCGTTGATGTAGAGCCGCATCCCGACACATGCCGCATGGAATAATGAGTCAAGCTCCATCTCTAGCCTGACCATCAGCGTTTCCGTCAACGACCCAATCTCAAGCGCATCCAGCGATGCCTTGTTCTCATCGATTCGAATGCAGATTCTTACAGCCACCCGGTCGTGCTGGCGCCAGTCATTCTCACCTTTGCCCTTTGCAGCCAGGATAACCCGGTATCCATCAACGACGACAGACTCCGTCGCAACGGCTCCACCGGCTAGGACTTTGCCGACAACAGTCTCCAGGGCTTTGGCTACGCTGGGATATGCCATCGAATCCTCCGCAGGGACACCCTGCGCGGTTGTTCAACTACCATTAAGCGGAGCGTTTGTCCATACGCGATGTTCCCGCAATCTCCAACTGAGCAGGCTCAATATCGACGGAAACATCACTGCTCGTCAGGCCGCACACCGCAACAAGCTCGTCAGACGTGACCTTGATGCGCGGCTTGAGCGTTAGTTCAACTTCGTATCCGTCGTTAATCTTGAGCTTGGCTTTGGACTTACAGAATGCAAGTCCAGAAAAAACCACTTCGCCATTCTCCAAACTGAACGTCATCCGCCCTTCTGGGAGGACAGCATTGGACGTTCTCTGTTCACCTGCGTAGCCAGGAATACCAGAAATGCCACGCAGATATTCCACAATACCTGGGAACAACCAGACTATTCCGCCAACGCTTTCTGTGACGTTAATCATCAACGTAAGCTCAACTTCAGACACATGCACAGGGTCAGCCTTCGGACCCTTGGCGAGCATGGTGGTTTTTAGAATCTTGATACCGCTTTTCACGAACGCTGGTGCAGTCAGTTTCATCATTGCTCTTCTCCGCTAGAGGCAAACGGGTCTGCGAATGGTCGCGGTGACCCGTAGGTTGTTTGGGGTTGGTCGGTTTGCATCCGCTCTTCTTTGAAGTCCAGTCCACGGGCTTCAAACCGGAACATGCACGCGCCTTCACGCGCTTCGTCATGCCTGGCTTTCCAGCAGTACACGAGAGAATTATTCGGGGCAAGCATGACGGACATCTTTTTTCCGCTACTGTCCTTCAGGTTCACCTTGCGCGGTCGCGGGTCAGAATGCAGGTCCAGTGACCGATAAACCGTAAGCCCAAGGTCAGCTGCTTGTTTCACGCTGGAAGACCCTTTGATCGAATCGCCATTGGGGAGCGTGTCCAATTCCACACTGCCTCTGGGGTGGGCCAGCAGGACGATTGCCATATCCAGTTCGCGGGTCAATGCCGCAAACCTGAGCACTGCAGAGTCCACAAACTCCCGCTCATCCTGATGCGAATTGTCTTTCGCCAGGAAGTGCAGGTGGTCAACCACCGCGTATTTAACGCCAAGCCGTTTCCTGGCGTAGACGAATGCGTCACGGATAGCATCATACTTCTGCAGACCGTACAGGTTGAGCACATAGGTCAGTGCAACGGATGTCTCTGACAGTGTTTCATGGGCATCAATGCGGTCCTGCTCAGTCTTGATATGGCTCAACGGCATCCCAAGTTTGCGCTGGAGAAGTTTCCGGGCAGTTGAAACCGGCCCGTTTTCCAGGCTTGAGATGAGCACTGGCTCTTTGTGGATGTTGGAAATCTGATCAAGCAGGGCAGTGGCAAAACTGGTCTTGCCGTGCGCGGTGTGTCCAGTGAGTACAATCAACTCCTGGCGTCGAATGCCCTTGATGAAAGCGTCCAGATTGCTCCACCCGGTAGGGATCCCGAGAGACGTTCCTGCATTGTCTATTTCATTGGCCAGGACGTCGTTGAAACTGGAGACGTGAACAACGTCTTGGTTCTCAATGCCCTTGGCAGAGGCGATGATTGCGCGCACTTCCTCACTGCTGACAAGGCCGGAGCGCAGCAGGTCGTTCACATCTTTGGGCGCCTTGCCTGTCTTCTCCAGAAGCCGGTCGGAGATTTCCACCGGGATTGACGCAATCCTGCAGCGGTGCGATCCAAGCCGTTGGATCAACGAAGCAGTGGCTTGGTCGCCAACTTCGTCATCGTCATACCAGAGGACAATGTCATCAGCTGCCGCAAGAGTCTCTGCCCACTCCTGGGGGATGTTTTTCTGTGCGCCCAGACTTGTGCTGGCCGCATTGGTCACGCCGAATTGATACAAACTAACGGCATCAAGCTCACCCTCAACGAGAACTGCCTGGGTGCAGCCGCGTACCGCATCCCCGTTGAACAGCGAGCTAGGGGCACCCACAGGGATGCGGCGGAACTTCCGCTCTGCTTTGGTGCTGGCGAGATTCCGCTGCTTGATGAGCGTGACCTTCCCGTCGGACACGTAGGGGATGCCAACGGCAGGCTCTGTCTGCCCGCCTTCCTTGAGGAACATCAGACAAAGTTTGAACCGACAGATTGTCTCGTCGTCAAACCCGCGCTCATGCAGGTAATCTAGAACAGGCTTGCCCTTGTCGTCGATGAACAACCGCTCACATGCATGGGTGACGGTGGCCAGATTGAACCCCTTGGCCTCGCGAAGGCGGGGGAGCGGGGTCGCGCCGGTCATTGCTACAGCCGATGCCGTCGCCACCAGAGCACGATCCCGCAGGCGGATGCCCAGGAGCGTAGCCAATTGGAAAGCGTTTCCGCTGGCGTTGCAGCGTTTGCAATCCCACAGACCTGTCTCTGCGTTGACGTACAGGTGCCCCGGCTTCAGGCACTCTGGCGAGACGCAATCAGCAACCAAATGGTTGCCAGACGCCTTTTTGCGGATACGCAGGTTTGTGACGAGCCTGTCGATTTCATCCCGTGTGGCGTCAGTCCGCATACGCAGCCTCCTGTTGAGCGCGCTCTTGCGCCCTCGCTTGGTAATTTGCAACCGCCTGATTGAGACGATCCACTCGCATTGCCAGTCTGCCTTTGAGTTCCGCCGTCACAGCTGGGTCACGCCATCGGCGGTCGAGTTCCTGGGACGCCCAGGAGTACGACGCAACCGCTCGCGCCATGAAAAACACCTCACCACATCCCTCAGAAATTGTCCACACCGGAACCCGGATGCCCCGCACAATCACCTGCTGGTCAGGAGCGGGAGTGCTAAACTTCCACTTTCCGCTATATGCACTTACGCAATTTTCACTCCTTAACCTGCTAAACTCGTCCTCGAATGATCCAACCTCATCGTTCCAGATTGCGTCCCAATTATCAGGAGCCTTTCCAGCGTCTCCCTGGTGGTTCTCTGGTACAGGACTTAGCGCGATGAATCGCTCAATGTGTTCAGCATCGCGGAAGATGAGGCACAAATCATCGTACACTTTACCGTCAGCATTATCACCCATGTGAAATGATGACGCGCGAATGCCGTGGATTGCCCGCACACAATCGTCGAGCCCGTAATCTGATAGTGCGCGCTTAATCGCTCTGCGCCTGCGGTCGTCCAATCTGGCCTTGGGGTGGCTGAGTATATTCCTCCATGCATCAAAAACTTTCCGCACGTCCGCTGCTGACCCAGAATCCTGCGTTTCTTCTGTAGGCGCCTGGGATGCCACAGGTTGCGCGTTTGGTTTGGATGGCATGGCCGCTATGGGTTCACATGCGTTCGTCGATCCTGGGGCATCCTCGTGCGTTTTAGGCGGTTCCTGGCTGGGGGGGGCAGCGGAAACTGGGGGGGCCTGGTCGTGGGGCACTGGTTCTTGCGATTCGGGGCGGAAATCTTTTTTCGCGCCTGTGGGGTCAGGTTGCGATTCTGATTCCTGCACCTGCAACTCGACATGTCTTTTGTTTTTGACTTTTAGTTCTGAGTACTCTTCTCCTTCTCTACTAATATCTTTATTCTCTTTCTCTATATCGTCGAATGTATCAGTTTTGATACATTGTATCAGTTTTGATACAACCTCACGCGCACGGCAGGTTGTATCAGTTTTGATACTTTGTATCACTTCTGATACAGTCTCACGTGCAGGTGAGGTTGTATCAGTTCTGATACTTTGTATCAGTTCTGATACACGGCCACCGGGTTCACGGATGCCCCATTTCCTGATCGCACCCTGGTATTGAGTGGCGAGGACGCCACATTTAACTAACTCAATTATTGCGCGTGATACGGTCACCCGCCTCACGCCCAGGTGCGCGGCAATCGCCGCATGCGTCAGCGCTGGGGCAGAGCCAGACTCGTCGCGGCTGGCCAGCAGGAGCAGGGCCACGCGGATGGCGCTTGCGCTCAGGCCATTATAGGTAATGAGCCAGGACGGTACGCGGATGTAGTCTTGTGTATGCGGCACGGGGATCTCCGGGAGTGGGCCAACTGCCAATCCCTATACCGCAGGCGCGGCAGTGGCCACCTGCCGGGCTGATCAGATTGCGGTAAAAGCCAAAAGCGTAGCAGATTCATACGCTTGCGGATCATGTGTTTTTCCCGTTGCACGCCGCGAAATGGGTTGATAGATAAATCACACCGCCGGGTGGCCCGGCAGAGGAGAAAACCATGGTCATCACAGCCCGGTTCGCGTCAACCTGTCCCACCTGCGGGAGGGGCATCCAAATAGGGGCCAGCGTGGAATGGACCAAGGGGTCCAAAGCCGTCCACGCGGCCTGCAACCCGGTCGTCCGCGCGCGCCTTGAGGCCAGCCGGGCTACGGCCCCGCTGGCCCCGGTTGTCCCAATCCATGGGGCGCCTGCCACCACCGCCACCGCCGTCCCGGTCCCCCAGGCGCCTGTAGGGCTGGCCTACCTGCCCTTCCAGGCCGCTGGCATCCAACTGGCCCTGGCCCGGTTCTCCGCTGGCAGGGTTGGAGTGCTCATCGCTGACGAAATGGGCCTGGGAAAAACCATCCAGGCCCTGGGAGTGTGCAGCGGGCTGGCCCCCGCCGCTGAGAAGCCCCTCAGGGTGCTGGTGGTGTGCCCCGCCAGCTTGCGCCTGAATTGGGCGCGGGAAGCTGCGCGGTGGCTCGTCGGCGACTGGACCGTGACCGCACACATCAAGGCGGGCAAGGTCCAAACGTCACGCTCTGGCAGCAAACACTCTCTGGAAATCGTCAACTACGACATCCTCTCCAAGGTGCCCTGCGTCCACGGGACCGAGTGGGACGTGCTGGTGGTGGACGAGGCCCATTACGCCAAGAACAGCAAGGCCCAGCGCACCAAGGCCCTGGCTGCCATCAAGGCGGATCGCCGGGTTTTCCTCACGGGCACTCCGATCTGTAACCGCCCGCTGGAACTGCACTCGCTGCTGACGCAAATTGAGCCCAGCGAGTGGGGCGCATTTGGAGAGGCCAAGTCTTTCTTCAAGTTTGCTTATAGGTACTGCAGCCCCCAGAAGGTTTGGACGGGGAGTCGGCACGTCACAACATTCACGGGTGCGTCCAACTTGGACGAACTCCAGACCCGCCTGCGCACAGGCGTGATGGTTCGCAGGCTCAAGGCCGACGTGCTCAAGGATCTGCCTCCCAAGACCCGGCAGACCATTGGCCTGCCGGCCAATGGGTGTTCGTCGTTGATCGAGGAGCAGTGGGGCTATTTCGGCGGGGATTCCGACCGCGCGGAGGAGGAACTGGAGCGGGGAGCGCTCCCGGCTTTCTCCGAGTTTTCCCGCGTCAGGCGGGAGATTGGCATGGCCAAAGTCACCTACGTGGTTGACCACGTAACCCAGGCGCTGGCGGATGACGACAGCCGGAAAATTGTCGTCATGGCCCACCACCATGAAGTGGTTGCCGGTTTGGTGACGGGGCTGGCTGAGTTCGGCGCGGTCAAGTTGGACGGCACGATGGACGCCGTCAGCCGCGATGCGGCGGTCACGCGATTCCAGACGGACCCTACGTGTCGGGTTTTCGTAGGGAGCATCATGGCGGCTGGCGTGGGGATTACCCTGACTGCAGCCCACCACGTCGTTTTCGCGGAGCTTGATTGGGTGCCGGGCAACATCTCCCAGGCGGAGGACCGGTGCCACCGCATCGGGCAGCGCGACAACGTGCTGGTGCAGCATCTGGTGTTTGAGGGGAGTTTGGACGAACACCTGCTCAAAACCATCATCGCGAAACAGGAGGTGATCACCAGGGGCCTGGATGAGACGGTCCAAGCCACGGATGCGCCGGCCAAGGCCGCATCCGCCCAGGTTGCCGCTCCCGATCCCGTCGCGCCGCAGTTCTCCCAGGAAGTGCATGACGCAGCGCTGCGTGGGCTGCGTCTATTGTCATCTCGCTGCGATGGCGCGGTCGCGGAAGACGGCTGTGGATTTAATGGGCGAGATTCGCAATTTGGCAAAGACCTGGCGCGCTATGAGGAATTGACCCCGCGCCAGCTGCGCGCAGCCGTCAAGATGCTGCGGACATACAGGAACACGCAGCTTCCCCGGGAGGTGGTGGCCGTCCTGGAACCGGCATGGGAACAGATGGCGAAGAAGTAACAACTACCAAAAACAAACGGAGGCAATCATGGCTACGCTCATCGGAATCGAAAAAGGACGTCAGTTCGCCGGGGCCGCTGGGGCCACCCGTACCAGGGTGTCTCTGGCGGTGTCTGACGACGGGGCGGTCGCAACCATCGGGGCGCGGAAGGTCGCTCTGGGTGAGGACGACGTCGTGTTTTTGCACGACGGGTCGTCGGAGACATTCCACTTGTTTTTCCGCGAGGTGGAGTTGCGCGGAAAAAAGCGCAAGGACTGCGCGCCAATCAAAGACGAGGAAGAGCCGCACAGGATGGTCAGATTGGAGTCCTACTCCGGTGGCGCGGACATCTGCGCGGCGGTATTCCGCGCACCTGCCGGCCATCCGGTCGCGATTATTACATCGCGCTACCGGGCGCGGGGCGGATGGACCGTGACGATTGTCGAGGCCGGGAAGGTCGAGCGGCTGGCTATCGACGACTACAGGGCGAGGTACGCCCTGCCCACGCCATTGTGACCAACAACCGCTGGGCATACCGCCCGGCCTAGAGGCGCCCCACTGGGCGCGAGGAGAGACTATGATCATTGTCGATTCCTACACGGGTTCATGGCAACAGGCGCTCACACCACGCGCTCCTCGTTGCGGGAGCGCAGTCCGAGTTGGCCTCTCACCGGACGGACGAGAGTGGGATGATTTTCGGCGGGTCATCCGCGACGCTGGTCTGGACCTGAGATGGGAACGCTGGATGCCGCGAGCGCGCCAGGACGTGTACACTGTGGTGCGAGGTGTCAAATGACGAAAACAGAAATCCGCGAAATGCTGCGACACGCCATCTCCAAAACTAGCGTCGTCGGGGACGAGCTGTACTACCCGGCATCGTGGCGATTTGGCGAGGGCGGGCGCGGGGCGTCCACCTCCGAGCCGCTGCGCCGGCATGACCGCACGCCACGTCAGGCGGCGGTGCAGGTGGCGACATGTGCGGTGGGCAATAAGCTTAATATAAACGTTTGGTTTTCTCGAGCCGAGGACGCCACCATCGTCAACGCAGTGCAGCTGATTCACAATGCGCTCAAAGGAGGTGCGTGATGAGACTCAACAAAAAAACGTCGACGTGGGGTTATGCCCCAGACCGATCACCCACCGGAGTTGCGAAAGCAACGCTGGTGTTCACAGAAGGCAACCTCGACAGCAAGGGCCGGGCAATCTGGTTTGCCAGCGATGGAGCGTCATGCCATGTCCCATCGCTATGGGATAACCCAGCGGACGCCACCCGTGCCGCGAGACGCAAGTGGCGCTGCAACTGAGCAGGCTTGGGCCTGCAAAGGAGCCACATGAAAACACCAGTGAGCACATTAGATTTAGCTGCAAAAGTAATCATCCATGGACGCGACCTCGACCGCGTCCTGGCATCAGGCGCATCGCGTCCGACACTGCGCCGATTCGCGCGCATGCTGGCCGATGAGGGCGCGCCATGGGCTGCGCTGGAAGAAGCGCTAGAGCCGCGCAAACCAGGGCGTGCGGCCCCGGTCGTGGATGGCACCAGGGTCTACCACGTCAAGCGGGCATCGGGGCGGGCAACAATCTGCCTGCCGATTCTGTGGGACGGCGACGATGTAATGGTCGAGTGGGGACCGCGAGAAATCCGGGTTATCCCCCACCAGTCGGATTGAGGCGAAACGGGGCACCGCCCCGTCTGCGCAGCTGGCCTCTGCGCACTGATGAGCCAGGCCACCCGGAGAGCGCACCATGAAAGCAATCGGCGAAATCACCGAGTATGAAATAATCCAGCTGCGCGAGCACATCGAACTGGCGCTTGACGCGCAACGCCAGCAGGACACCAACCTCGATGTGGCGGTGCTGCTGTCCGCGCACTTGCGCAATGCACTGCGCATTATCGATCAGGTGTCAATTCGGAACGAACGGAACGACCGATGATGCGCGTCCTCACGAATAGCGAGCGCGGCACTTTTGCCTGCGAACGCAGGTGGGCATTCCGCTACCTGCACGGACTGAGCGAGTCCCTGACGCCTGTCCCCCTGCGGGCTGGCTCGCTCTGGCACCAATGCCTCGCGGCGTATTACAGAGCGCGCTGCGCAATGGATGCAGACGCAATCGCGCGCGACGTGATTGAGCCGTGGCGCGAGCAACGGCACCAATGGGTCGAGCAATCCATGCCCGACGGTGCCCGGCAGGCGGCGCATGACGAGGATGACGAGATTGCGTCTCTGACAACGGGGATGGTCGCTGGGTATCTGCAGGAGTTCACAGGAGACAAATCGTGGGAGATTATCGCGGTTGAAACCCAGGTGTCGCGCAAGTTGACGCTTGGATCACTGGAGAAAATTGGCAGCGAATACGAGACTATCCCATGGCACTATGGCGGGGCTGTAGACCTTCTCGTTAAACACAATGG